TTATTCCAGAGTGAGTTGCAGGGCCCGGAGGGGCTGCGGCTTTCGGCGCGCTGTGTGGAGTATGTATCCGCCGCCGGGGGCAGCCCCGGCCTCGTGACGGTCGAAGGGTGGTTCCGCGTAGAGCCGAAGCGGTCCGCCGGCCTCAAACCAACCCCGCGGGTACATCGCCATCACGTGGAGCCGCCAGACCTTGGCCCCCTTGCCGCTCCGCGCTCGGTCGAAGATCGGGAGGTTGCGCCATTCGGGGTGGGTGTGGTCGTGGGCGTCTTCGATCGCTGGGTCGCGCCGTTGCCGATCAGGGCCTTCCCAGGGGCAGGCGAGGCAGGCGCCCCGGTGTAGCCACCGTGCGTCGGCGATCAACTTGGATATGGACGTCGCGGTGTGCTGATGGCTGGGTTCCGGCGGTGCGCCGAACTGCGTGGTGAAGCCCGGGTCCCCGTATCCGATGGACCAGGTCTCACGGAGCACTTCCCTGTCGGCGTTCCGGAGAGTGGTGAAGTGGCGTTGCCGGGCGATGGCTCCGGTGTCGTTGCTCATGGCACTCCGAGAGGGGCGCGGCGGCGCCGCGCCCCTTGTCGAGTCGTACGGGTCAGTTGGTGCTGGCCCTGGGACGCCGCTTGGGCGTGCGCTTGCGGGGGCGTCGGTTCGGGGCTGCTTCGGGCTGGGCGTCGCCCCCGGTCGGGTCGTCCTCGCGTTGGGATTCGTCGACGGGGGTGGATGCGTGGTCCGAGTGGCCTTCACCCGCCGGGCCTTGCGACTGCGGGCTTCGTCCTGTCGGGGGGCCGACCTCCGACTCGGCCTCTGGCTCACGCTCGACCTCGGCATCCGGGTCGGCAACAGCCTCGGGCTCCGGCTCCGGGTCGGCAACGGCCTCAGGCTCCGGCTCGGCAACAGCCTCGGCCCCCGGCTCGGGCGCAGGCGCGGGCTCCACAGTGGCCTCGGGCTGAGCTTCGTCGGCGGCGGCCGGCGGGGCGCCGCGCTCGGCGGTGACGGCCGCAAGGGCGTTGTCGAAGAGATCTATCCACGGCCGGTGGCCGACGTAGCGGGGTTTGTACTCGAAGGCCGGGAGGAGGTGGTCTTCGAGGGTGCGCAGGATTATGACGGCGGGGTCTTCCTCTTCGTCGGTGATGAGGGTGGTCGCCTTGTTGTAGCGGTGCCCTTCGGGGAGGCGCGCGGCGATGTGCGCCTCGTGAGCGGCAAGTTCGGCGGGGGTGGCGTCGTCCGGCAGCGTGGGCGCGGCGTTGCCGGTGATCCAGAGTTGGACGGTGGCTCCGCCGAAGATGGGGCGGAAGCTGATGGCCCGGCCGTCGCTGTAGATGAGGTGGGCTGCGCCGTCGGCGGGTGCTTCGGGGTCGAGGGTCCAGTCTCCTCCGAGGCTTTCGGCGAGGGTGGCTGCCGCTTCTCGGACTGCGGCATCGGTGATGAGCATGTGTGTCTCCAAGAGGTCTGCTGGTGGAATGTCGGGCCCGCCCCTGCACGGGGCGGGCCCGACGGGGCTATGCGGGGCGCACCTCGTCGCCGTCGTCCAGGAGCATCGAGAGGGTGGAGCCGCTGTCCCAGGTGACGTTCAGCTGGGCGAGGCTGGAGTCGTACCGCCGGACGGTCCCCTCGTCTCCTTCGGTGAGGTCGGTGTGCGGGTCGGTGGTGTGGACGAGCGCGATGCGGTCGCCTCGCTTGTAGGTCATCGGAGAACCCCTTTCATTGGTTCTATTCTATATGCATTCAAGGTAGGGTCAAGATCACCTACGAGAGATTTGGGAGGCGTCATCCCTGCTCAGGCGGCTATATCGCGCACCAGCGCCTCGACCTTCTGGAGCGCCGCGAGGAAGACGGCCTGCGAGTGCAGCTCGTCGCGCCGCTCGAAGGAGTCGCGTGCCTGCTGGGCGGCCTTCGCGGTCAGGTTGCCTTCGTGCAGGGTGTCGCCACAGGCGATCAGGACGTGCGGGCCGAGGTCCCAGATGATCGCGTTGACGGCGGCCCCGGCGGCAGCGAGTTCGTCGATGTCGGTCAGCGACCATCCGAAGTCGTGCGGGTCGATGTTCTTGTCCCGCATGACCTGTGCAGCCGCACGGTACATCCCGCCGGTTCCGCCGGCGGGCTCATCGAACTTCATCCCCGGCTTGAGCGGCGCGTCGTCGAGCATCATCCGCGCCATGAGCTCGGCGACTCCAGGAGGCGTATGCACTTCCGCGAGAGCATCGTGGGCCCCCTGCGAGCGCATGATGGCCAGCAGCGCACCCATCACGTCGGTGGCGGAGCGGAAGTACGCATCGTCGCTGCTCGTCAGGTGCAGCAGTCCTCTGGTCAGGGCGGCCTCAACCACCGACCTGATGGCACCGGCGCGCTTCGGGCCGGGCTCCTCGTCGTCAACCCATTTGTGCAGTGGGGTGGCTCGGTCGATCAAGTCCGGCCGCATGATCCACCAGCGCGCCCAGCATTCGCGGAACGCCGAAAGGAGTTGGCCGTCGTCAAGGCTGAGCCACCAGTCGGCGGCGAGGTAGGCGTCTGGGCCGCGCAGGGGCCACAGAGCGAGCGTGGCCACCACGCCCATCGGCACTTCGATTCCGGCTCCGCCCTGGGCGTGGTGCCAGGCGTAGCTGACGGCCTCGGCGATATCGAAGGCGGTCGCGTGCGGGTTTCTGTGCGAGGGGCGGTAGTGGGTCAGCTTGGGTTTGACCGTGGTCAGCTTGGGTCGAGGCTGGGCGGAGATGGTGACGGGGGTGGGCGCCGGCGGAAGGTCGGTGAGGAATCTGCGGGGCGGTGCCGCGGGGGCGGGCGGGGTTGGGGGTTCGTCGGGGGTCTCGGCGTCGGCAAACAGATCGAGCTGGCTCATGCCGTATCTCCTGGATGGGTGGGTGTCGGGCGCGTGGCTCCGTGGCGGCCCGCGTCTGCAGGCCGCCACGGGGCGGGGTCAGTGGGCTGCGCGCTGGAAGCGACGGAGCATCGCGGCGGCTTCCTCGGTGCGCCCGGCTGCCGACAGGGCGGTGTGCCGCAGCAGTTCGGCCAGGTCCTCAGTGGTGACCTGAGCGAGGATGTCGGTGAGGCTCAGGTGGCGCTGATGGGCCGCGCGGTAGGGGTATCCGGCGGCCAGGGTGAGCACGATGTTCGGTATGAACTCGTCGGTCTGCTCGTTGCTGAGGCCGAGTCGGCGGCCGATGCGGTGGATGGCGTGGGGGTTGCCGAGGAGGGCGGTCGGCGGGACGGCCTGGTGGGCCTCCTTCGCGGCCGACATCTCTCGCTGTACATACGCCTCCCAGCTCAGGCGGGCGTCGACCTCTCGACCATCGGCCATGAGGGCGCTGGACGAGAGGGTGGCCGCGAAGCGCGGGGTCGTGAGGGCCACGTGGAGGTACTCGGTCGGGGTGCGTCCGGCGCCGGCGACGGCCGGGTGGTGAGCTTCGGCATGGAAGTGCTCAAGGGTGGCGAGCAGTGCGCTCTCGGCAGCGGCGGGGTGCACGCCATAGCGGTGGACCAGGTCCGCGCACAGGATCTGCATCGAGATGGGTTGCATGTCGTTCTCCAGGTGGTCTAGTTGGTCGGCTGGTTGAGGGTGGCGAGGTGGGCGTCGGCGGCGGCGAGGCGCTTGGGGTCGGAGAGGAACGCCTCGACCCAGGCACGTCCGGCGATGTCTCCTGCGGTCTCCGCGTCGGGGGCGGCGATGACGTACGCGCCGAGGCCGTCGGCTTCGAGCTGGGCACATCGCTCGTCGAAAGCCGCGTCGTCGCCGGGAGGCGGTTCGACGGCGACGATCTCGAACTGGATGACGGTTTCTCGATAGATGACCCACCACTGCTGCTCGGTTGGTGTGCTCACGTGGCTCCTTTGTCCTGGGAGGTGTTGGCGGCGGGGCTCATCCCTGCCGGGCGGGCGGCGGGTAGTGGGCGAGAACGTCGTCGACGTGCTGGGCGATGTGGTCCATGAGGGCGCGGATTTGTTTCCTGTCTCCGCCGAGGTACAGGGCCAGATCGAGCACCTGGGGGGCGGCGGCGTAGTCGAGGAGCTGCCGGTACTGCTCGGCGGTGAGCGTCACGAGGGCGTCCGGGCGCAACGCCCAGGAGGCGATAGCGGCGTTGTCGGCGAGGCGGACGGCGGCCTCGAGGGTGGCGTCGTCGGGTGCGCGGGTGAGCAGGATCAGGAACATGGCGCCGAAGTGGTGCTCTGGGGTGTCGATGACGGGTATCGCATTGCGGGGTGTCACGGGTGTCTCCGTTCAGGAGCAAAATGCTTCTTTTCTATGTGCGTTTGGGGGGCGGTGCGGCCCAAGTTCGGGCGAGAAGGGGGCTAGCCCGGAGGGGCGATCAACGAAGCGGTCCAATCGCGCGCGGGGCGAGCCCCCGCGGGTTGGAAGGCAGAGGGATGGCGATGTCGCGAGGATCCGGCAGTGGATGGACGTAGAAGTAGCCGGGCGGATGGGTGCGAAGGTTGGCCAGCCGGCCGAGGAGGGACACGTCGCCGGTGAGGTTGTTCCACGCGACGCCCGGCTCCTTGAGCAGGTCGAACTGAAGGAGGAGGCGCCCGTCGTCGCCGTGCAGGCGCCACAGGCCGTACTCGCCGGGAGTGTCGGTCCGGGTCGCGACGATCGTCTTGATGCGCGGCTCGATCCTGGCTGCGGTCACGCGCAGCCGCCGCAGTACGGCGCGTGCGAGGTCGCGGGTGGCCAGGCACACCTGACGGTCTGCGAGTGGGCAGGGGTCAACGGTCTTCATGAATAGGCTCCTTGGCGTAACTGCGCCCGGCGGCCGGGGGTGGTTTCCACCGGCCGCCGGGCGGGCCTGCGCGGACTACCAGGCGCGCAGGTCGTCCTGGAGGTGCTGGATGACGAGGCGGGTCGAGGCGAGTTCCGGGCCGTCACCGCAGTGGCCGGTGAAGAAGGGCAGCAAGCGAATGACCACATCGAGCAGACCCTCCGGCAACTGGGCGGCCCACACCTCGAACGCTACGTCGGTGCGGGAGGACTTCCATGCGGCGCGAAAGATGACGTGGATACGTTCCGACATGTAGGCGGTCTCGACGTCGCTCAGATCGGTGTCCAGCTCGTGCAGTCGAGCCGCGATGCTCTTTGGGTCGATCAGCTTCATGGACGCTCCTCGGTTCACGGGAGGGCTCCCCCCCTTTCGTAGTTCTATTCTATATGCAATCGGAGAGGGGGCAAGATTTTCACGCAAAGAATCTCGCCCCGTCGCCACTTATTTCCGCAGGTCAGCGGCCTGCGAATGCGTGAGATCGCGGATGTGGAGGACCAGCCGTGACCCACTGACCACGTGCCCAAGCCGCATGTCCGGACCGACGACCCGCGTGTGGTCGTCGTCGTCCAGGACGCCCTGGTCCACGAGCCCGTCGACGCACGCCTTGAAGCTGGGGTACCAGTTGGCCGGGTCTCGCCTTTGCTGGTCGTCGGGGTGCAGAACGCCGATGATGTGTGCCCGCTCCAGATGTGGCACTCCTCGCGAGGCCGCCCAGGCAGCACGCCGCAGAACCTTGGTGATCTCTGCGCGCCGGTGGTGGTGCAACCGCTGGTTGGAGTTGAGGAGCAGCAGCCGCGGGGGCATGGCCACCCTGAACCGGTGCCCCGGCATCCCGTCGAACCAGTCCGCTATCTCAGCCGCGGGCTCCTGGAGGTGCGGTGTCGCCGGCGGCGTGGCCTTGACCGGTGCGCTCTCGGGCGCATAGCCGCTCTTGCGCCTGCTGCCCGTTCCGGTGAGGGCCGTCGGGTGCAGGCTGGAGGCGAGGATGAGGCGCTGGCGGGCGCCGGTGGCGGCGTCGGCGACCAGGGCGCGCATGTCCCCTTCCTTGTACCGCACGATGCGGATGCGCGCTGTGTCCTGCGGGTGGCAGGCCGCGAAGATGCGGCCGGTTCGGATGTGGTTCATGGGCGTTCCCGGTTCGCCAGTGCGGCCACGGCCCTCGCGATGAGGGCGGCTGGCCAGAAAACGATGACAACGGCGAGGTACAGAGCGACTGCGACCGGCCGCAGTTGGGCTGCGAGGCGCAGGAGCGGTTCCTCGTCGAGCAGGGTGGAGACGAAGGCGGTCAAGAAGATGCCTCCGGCGATCCAGCCGAGCAGGACGAATACGGCGAGCAGTCCGGTCACGGTTTGCTCTCCCGGTCCGGCTGAACGGGGACGATCCTCAGCACTCCGGCTCGGGCGAGGCGGAGCGCGAGCGAGGCCGCGCGCCCGCTCGGGTGGACGGCGAACCCCGCGCAGATGGCAGGGGCTTCGGTGCCGAGCGTGTCGTGGCAGACGATGTGGCCTTCGTCGGCGACGGCCTTCTTGACCATGTTCGCGACTCGGCCGGGATCGAGGTTCATGAGGTTGCCCGGCCGGAAGATGCATGTGGCGCAGCGGTCCGTGCAGACCCGCACGCTCCATGTGGCCGGGTCGGCAACGTCGTGGCGCAGCCCGTCAGTTGAGTACGTGGCGGAGGTGTTCACCGGTCGGCTCCCGGCGTGGCTGCGAGCACGGCTTCCCCGGTCGCGGCGAGGAGCGTGTGCATGCACGCGGGCCACAGCTCGGGGTCCTCGGAGGTGAAGGCGGCCTGGTAGAGGGCCAGGGCCGTGTCGGTGTCGTTGTTGAGATAGGCGGCGATGAAGCGCGCGGCGAATAGGTGGTGGGGTGGGACGGTGTCCTCCGGGCGGGAACCATCGAGGGTCCGGATGCCCCAGAAGGACGTGTGTGTCTGATGGCCGTGCATCTTCGTCAGGGCGGCCTTGGCCACCGTGGCGATGCCGCAGGCGACGCCGTACATCATGGAGGGCGTCTGTGTCTGGGCCAGCTCGGCGAGGATCTGCACGGATTCCTCGTGGCGGCCCTCCACCCAGTGGCCGACGGCTTCCCAGATGCGGTCCGATATCTCCTCGTGCGTCACTGCGCTGCTCCGTTCGTCGGCTCGGGGTGGTCGGTGGTGGCCAGGTGGTGCAGTGCGGCGGCCAAGGCGCCCGGGTGGCTGCGACTGGTTGGCGTGGTCGAGCAGCGCCGGCATGACCAGGTCCAGGGTTCGCACAGCTGGCCCGTGCAGAAGTGGCCGGTTCGGCGGATGTGCAGGGGTGGCAGCGTTATCGGGTCGGGGTCGGGCAGGATTCGGTGCTCGCGCACGGCGGGGCAAGCGGCGGCTAGTTGGTCGAACGCCACGGCGTTGGCTTGCCGCTCGAATACGGCGCAGTGAGCGTCGGCCTTCGGGGCCGCGTACGGGTACTGGTGCAGGGTGGGCACTGGGCTCTCCGGGATCGGAGGCCGCCCCGGCGGTGGCCGGGGCGGCGGCGGCAGGTCAGGTGCGGGGCGTCTTGGGAGCCTTCCTTATGGCGCTGCCGTGTTGCGGGAGCGGCTTGGTGCCGTCGACCAGGGCCTTGAACGAGGCTCCGGGCCGGAAGCGGACCGCACGGGTGGCCTGCACCTGCACTCGTTCGCCGGTCTGCGGGTTACGCGCGAAACGCGCCGGGCGCTCCACAGGCTCGATGGAGCCGAACCCGGTCACGCGGACGCTCTTACCGTCGGCGACCGCGCGCACGATGGAGTCGAAGACCGCTTCGACGGCCTCGGCTGCGGCGGCCCGGGAGCCGAGCTTGGCGGCGACGTCCTCTATGAGGAGGTTCTTGTTCATGGCTTTCCTTGCTGTGAGTTGGGAGATGGGTCGGTGGCCGGATGTCAGGCCGCGGGTTCCTTGAGGGCGAGCACCCAGTGGTTGGCGGCTGGGGGAACCTGGGCGACGGCCCGGGGCACGTAGGCGACGGCCTCGACGGGGATGTCCGCGTAGTTGCCGTAGGTGCGGCGGCACAGGTTGCCTTGGGGAGTCGGCGCCGGGTCGGTGTGCGAGTCGGGATTACTGCTGCCGATTAGGTGCGCCCACCGTTCGTAGACGCCGTCCTCGGGCTTATACATGAGCAGCCGAACCCGGTGCTGTACTCCCCGTTGTCGTGGTGAATGGGGGCGAACTCGATGCGGGGTGCGGGCAGATCGGGGTTGAGCTGGGCGATGAGCGCCACGGCGGCAACAGGGCCGAGGAGTTCGCGCATCGATCGGTCTTCAAGCACGGGTGTCTCTCCTTGAATGGATCAGGCGACGTTGGGGAGTTCGAGCTGCTGCGCGTCGTCCTCGGCGTCCAGCGGGTTGGGGCCGGGCTGGTAGAAGGGCTCGCACCGGGGGCACTGCTGCTCGACAGCTCGTCGGTGGGCCCGGGACCCGGCGGCGGTGCCGCACGACTTGCGGATGACCGGAGGCGGAAGCTCGCAGGGGTCGGCGTCCGGGAGGGCGTGGACGATCACGCCGTTGAGCCAGATTCGGCCGCCGCACACGCCGTCGAACTCGTTCTTGGCCGGGACGACCTGTTTGATGCAGGCGGCCCGGAACGGGCAGCTGCCGCAGACGTACAGGACGGGTTCGCAGATGGCGACCAGGTCCTTACCTGTCTTCCAGCGGCTGTCGGCTACGGCGAAGTCGGGATCGCCCCAGCACGGGGCATGGCCGGTGACGTGGGTACCGGGCAGGGCACTGCGAGATCCGGTCACAGGACGGGCTCCAATCGCTGGCCTATCCACCTGGCGACGTTCACGGAAACCGCGTTGCCTGCCTGCATGGTCTGTTCGGCCTGGTTGCCGTACACCACGTACTTCGCAGGGAACCGCTGCCCTTCGAGCTGTTCGCGGGGCTTGAGCATCCTGAAGTAGCAGTCGTCGATGCTCGGGGCGCTGCGCACGAGGGCGGCCGAGTCGCGGGTGGAAAGGGTGTGGACGGGTTCGGCGGCCGTCTTCACCGCGGCCTTGCGGTACGGCACGACGAGCGTGTTCGTCGCCCGGTCGGGCACGCGGCCGGCGTGGGTGACTAGGCCGTGATGGTTGCCCTGGGCGGTGACTCCGCTGAGCGGGTTGCTCGCTGGGCTGGCGGTGGCGTGGTTGCGGAATTCGACGATGAACGGGTCCACCGTCACGAGGGCTTCGCTCTCACGGGTGGTGCGGGTGCGTAGCGGCACGTCGACGGGGACGGCGTCGGTGTTCCATGATCCGCCGGTCGGGACCAGGAGGGCGTCACCCTGCTTAGCGGTGCGGGTCGGGAGTGGCCGGTCCTCGACGGCGTACGCCCTGTCTCCGCCGTCCTTGCCGTGGGTGAGGGTGATCGAGCTGGGGCGGTACGGGAACTTGATGAGGCCCGCGCGGATACGGTCCATCGTCGTGTCCACAAGGGGCTTCTTGCGGTCGCCGATCCGGGTCCCGAGGTCGTCCCAGTTGATGATGTCGCTGGCCGGGCGGACGTATGGCTCGACCATGGCGTGTCGGCAGCGGGTGTTCGGGCAGCGGTAGATGTAGTCGCGCCGGTACTTCCCGATGCGTACGCCTTCGACGTTCCAGGCCTGGACGGCGTGCACGTCCTCGCCGCAGTCCACGCACGGCGCGAGCGGCCTGGGTTCCAGGTCTGGCTTGCGCATGGTCTTGAGGGTGAAGACCACGTACATCCGGTCGCGCCACTGAGGGGCGCGCAGGTTGACGTCGTCGCCGATGTGCGCGCTGCTGACGCACACGATCTGGTACTGGTAGCCGAGCAGTTCCATGGCTTCGAGCCACTTCGGGAACAAGATCCAGTCGAGCCCGAACTCGACGACGTTCTCGACGACGATCGCCTTGAATCGTTTGGCCTCGGCGGCGCGTACGACGCACCAGCCGGTGACGCGGGTCCGTTCGAAGGCGTCTTTGGTCAGGGCCTCCCAGTCCTCGCCCTCGTCGATCAGGTCGAGCAGGTCCATCTGGTTGGTCTCGCGCTGCCGCCCGCCGGCGGGGCTGATCTCGGTGCAGATGACCGAGGCCCACAGGACATCGGCGTTGGGCAGGTAGCGCATCGGGAAGCCGGAGATGTCGATGCAGGCGTGGTCGGCGTTGCGGTGGTTGGCGGCGTGCGTGTCGATGGCGAGCTGCCAGTGGTTGATCCCGAGGATCAGTTCGTACCCGGCTTCGACGAGCCCGGTGCTGCTGCCTCCTGCGCCGCACAGCAGGTCGATGACTTTGGCCATGGTGGTGGTTGTTCTCCAAGAGGTTCTGCGGGGCCCGGCCCCGCGTCGCGGGGCCGGGCGATGGCCGGGATCAGTGAGTGCGGAAGCCGCCGTGTGTCCTGGCGCGGCGCAGGAACGCCATCCAGTACCGCCACGTCGGGTCGCCCATGGGCATCTCGGCGATGTCCACGTGCGGGTGGGCCTCATAGGTGGTCAGGGCGGTATTGATCTCGGCGACGGTGACGAGGAAGCCGTCGTTGTTCATGAGCTTGTAGGTCGGGATGCCGGTCGGCTCGGCCTCCGTAGCGTCCATGACGGCCTGGTACGCGGCTCGGTATTCGGCGATGCGGTTGGCCGTTGCCTGGTCGGGCTGAGTGCCGGGCTGGAAGTCCTGGATCGCCAGGCCGTAGGTGGTCAGAGTCGGGGCGGAGGGAGCGGGCAGCTCGGTGAGCATCCCGAAGCTGGCCATGGCGTCGAGGGTTCGCGGCAGGGCGGTCCAGGCGAAGCGGAAGCAGTTCTCGTCGCCCTCGGCGGGCTTGCCGTCAGGGGTCTGGATGTACATCTGGTATCCCACGGGGTGTTCTCCAAGAGGTCTGCGGCTGTCCGGCCCGTGGCGAGCGGGCCGGACAGCGTTCAGCGGTGGGCGGCGTGGCGGTGGTGCTGTTCGCCGCAGGTGGTGCATCGCGGGAGCCGGTTGCGGGCCTCCCAGCGCAGTTCGTCGATGACGATCACGGCGAGGCCGGCGGCGACGCCGAGGGCGAGCGCGAGCAGCGCGTACATGGCGGTCATCGCGTCACCGGCTCGTCGCGCGCCGGGCAGGGCTGCATGAGCTGCATGCAGGCGATCAGCACGGCGTGGGCGTCGTTGGTCTTCAGTGCGTTGTCCAGGGCGGCCTGTGCGTGGGCTCGCTCCTCGTCGTTCTGCACGTGGGCGATCACGCAAGTGCACAGGCGTTTGGCGGTCTCCTCGGCCGTCCTCGGCTGGCCCGCTTCCGTGCCGGGCATCAGGCGGTGACCTGACCGACGTGGGCGACGTAGACGGTGGCGACCTCGCCGTTCAGCTCCCAGACGGTGAGCGGCCAGTCAGTTCCGCCCTGCTCGTGGATGCATCGCCAACCGTTCTGCATCAGGTCGTGGGTGGCGTAGCCGTACTCCTTGACTGCCGCGTGGCGGTCATCGAAGGGGCCCTGGATGAGCTTGCTGATGCGCTTGTGGTTCTTCGTCACGCCGTCGAGCTGGACGGACATGAGGTCGATGAGCTTGGGAGCGAGGTGCCGCTCGGCGACGAAGGCGGTGATGGCCTGGACGAGGGGGACGACGTTGTTGCCGTGCTGCGAGTGCTCGCCGTCCTCGGTGGAGTTGTAGACCATCTCATCGACGGTCGGGTTGTCCTCGTGGCCGCGCCTGACGTGCCAGCCCTCGACCTCCTCGGCGTCGAGGGGCAGTTCCTCGACCGAGGAGATCCACAGGTGCGATCCGTCGGTGAGCTGCGCGGTGATGCCGAACATACCGCCGCAGATTTCGACGTCGGTGACGAGCGGGATGCGCCGCAGTGCGGTGATGACCGGCTCGTAGGCGTTCCACAGCTTGCGCCACAGCGGGTCGTCGGTGTTGCCGTGCACGGGCACCGGTGCCATCTGCGCGAGGTCGTTGCTCACGGTGTTCTCTCCAAGAGATCTTGTGCCGCCCAACAGTACAGAGTTGGGATCTATTTGGGAACGGATTGAAACGCCTGCGACTAGCAGACAGGGGGCCTCCGGCGCTCCTCTCGGGCACCTCGGGCGACGGCGGTCAGGACGGCGAGTTCGTCGGCGCGACTCTTGGCCACGTCGGCGATGTGCTGCGCCTGGCGGGCGAGGCTGCGCGCCTGCATGAGGGCGTGGTGGCTGTCGCGGGGGTCGAGGCGGATCTCCGCGCCGCCGAGCTCGTCGAGGAGTTCACCGACGATCTCGTCACGCACATGCTCGGCATGGCCGAGGCCGTCGAGGGCGCGCTCACGCTCGGCCTGGTCCTTGAGGTCGGCGATCTGAATGAGTATGTCCCCGACCCCCTCGGGGTCTTCGCGGTAGAGGTCGGCGAGGGTGCGGATCTGCTCGTGAGCGGCGGCGCTGCCGTCGAGCACGAGCGCACCCTTGTGCTCGCGGCGAAGGGTGGGCAGGTAGCTCATGTCGTCCTCCCGGTTTCGAGGGGGCCCTTCCCCCTCTCCTTGGTTCTATTCTATATGCAATATCAGGGATGTCCAGATTCCTGGGGAAATATTCGTTCGGGAGCCTAAGCTTTCTGCTGCCTGCGCGCCTTGGACTCAAGCACCGCCTCCCGTGCAGCCCTACGGGCGGCATCCACGGACTCCGGGCGTTCCTCGACCTGTTGGCGGCGGCTGGCCGCATCCTCGTGCCACTCATCCCAGAAGCGGCCGTGCGCCTGGTGCTCCACTGCTTTGGCTTCCCGCCGGTCTCTCTCGCGTCCTGCACGCGGGTTGGTGCCGCATCCACGGCAGGAGGCGGCAGGGCGCCCACGGTGCCTCACACAGCCCTTCTGCGGCCCCTCACGGTCCGGCGGCGGGGTCTCTGCCGGGGCGGGCGCGGGCTCCCCTACGGCGTCAGCCGTGGGGGTAGGGGGGAAAGGAAGGACAGAGGAAGAACCAGGAAAGGAAGGGGTTTCACCGCTGGAACCCATTGGGTTCCCTCCGTGAAACTCATCGGGTTCCACCGGTGGAACCCGGCTCTCTGGCGCCTCCGGGTTCCCCCCGTGGAACCCTGCTTCTCCCCCTGGGTTCCCCGCGTGGAACCCTGCTTCCACCTGCGGCTTTTCAGCCTTCTGCTGCCGCTCAGCCTCACGGGCTTCGACGTCCTGATACGTCATCGCGGGCTTGGCCGGCGCCGACCGTACGACCCCGGAGCGGGCCTTGCGGGGGTTCTTGGGGGCAGCCTTGCGGGCCTCCGCAGCCGCCTTGAGTTCCGGGGTGGTCGGCGTGGGCGGCACGCCGAGGGGGAAGACTCGGTAGACCGCGGCGCGGCCCGCCTTGCCGGTCTCAACACGTTCGACGAGCCCCTTGGCTATCAGCTCCGTGACGACGGTGATGGCGCGCTTGTCGGTCACGCCGACCCAGGCGGCAAGGCGGGTGAGGCCGGGCCGGGCGAGGCGTGTCTCGTCGTCGGCGCTATCCGCGATCTTCATGAGGGCGAGTTTCTGGCTTTGGCTGAGCACGTCAGGCGGCAAGTACGCCGCAGCGATCATCAGTTGGATGGACACGGTTCCCCTTGGGCGGTATGGGCATGGCGGCAGGACGGGGCGCCCCGCCCGTCGTTGACGGGCGGGGCTGAGGAGTGATGGGGCCCGGGTTAGGCCGGTCCGACGTTGATGACCGGAGCCGTCTTCTTGCCGGTCTTCCGCCGTGGGACGGGCAATCCCGCTGCCTTGAGGTTCTTGACCATGCGATGCGCGTCCGGCTTCATCGGCACCGGGATGCCGGCGACCTCGTGGAGGTCGACCATGGCCTCCACGTCGTCCTTCTCCTCGTCGTTCCCACCGCGCCAGGAGAGCCTGTTGGGCCCGTAGATCCCGGCCGGGGACTGGTCCAGCTTCTTGCGTGCGAACTTCTTGATCCGGTCGCCCTCGCTGGCGAGTTCGAGTCCCTTCACGTAGTCGATGAGCGCCTGCTCGCGGTCGGCGTCGTTGTGAATGAGCGCCGTCTGCTCCGGTACGCCCGGCGCTGTCCCCGGCCAGCACAGGGAGCGGAACGGGCAGTAGTCGCAGATGGCATCCAGGCCCGGCCCGTTGAAGTCGCGCGGCATCTCTTCGGGGTCGCTGGTCTCGCGCACGCGCTCAACCCACCACTGGGCCTCGGCAGCCCGCTGGGGATCGAAGTCGATCTCCTGGATGTGCTCCGCGCCGCTGTCGCGGTTGATGAAGCGGAAGCGGATGCGGCCGATGTCCAGTGGCCCCAGGCGGGATAGGTATCGCTGGCCGGGTACGTCCTCGAACCCCTCTTCGTGCAGCGCGCCCGCGTAGAGGTGGACCTGCCGCAGCTCGGCGGCCGTGGCGCCGTATCGGAGGACGCGGTCCCACATGTACGTGGACTTCGTCTTCACGTCCTCCACGGTGAGTACGTCGGCGGGTATCGCCGGTCTGTGCCGGGCAGGCAGGCGAGCGGCGGTCGTCGCGTCGAGCTGGACGACATCGACGTGACCCCGGATCAGGTCGTCCTGGACACTCCGCTCAACCAGCCATCCGTACTCCGTGCGCGCCGACTCCAGCAGGCCGTAGTGGATGAACGTGCCGAGGATCGCGGCGCGCTTGTCGGCGTGATCGGTCGGGGTGACGCCATGCAGGATGTAGGCGGCGCGTCGGCCGCACACGGTGTCGGATGCCCCGAGCTGGGTCTGAAGAGAACGGGGGCGGCGGGCGTCGACGTCGTGAGCGGCGTCCCAAATGGAGGGCGCGACACCGTCAACGATGGTGGCTACGGACATGGGAGTACTCCAAGAGGTGAGTGCGAGCCGGTCACTGCTCGGCGTCCGCGTCCTGCTCGGCGGCCTTCCGCTTGGCAGCGGCGCGGAGCTTGTCGGCGTCGGTCAGTGGGCCCTCGCCCATCTCCGAGCGCGGGTTGTCCAGTTCAGCCGCCCTCTGCTCGGCGGCGGCCCGGACGGTGGCGATCTCCTCCCGGCTGAGGCGGTTGGCCGGGTCCGGGACGGAGCGCCACAGCGCGCCGAGAGCTTCCTTGTCCTTCAGCTCGGCGATGCGGGTCAGCCATGGCTGCACCAGGTCACCGGCGAGCGCGGGCATGATGCGCGGCTGGGATTCGACGGAGCAGCCGAGCTTGTTGAAGACCAGGTCCTCGATGCTGAAGTCCCGTAGCGTCAGCGGCTTCTTCTGCTCCACGCGCATCCGTAGCGAACGGACCTTGATGACCTGCGGGTCAGCATTGCGCTTCATCCGCACCCAGCAGGTCGAGTCGAAGCCCAGGTCCTTCTGCGCCGCTACCTTCCACTCGCTCTTGTTCTGGATCGGCTGGCCGTTGTCGTCCGTCGCGCTGACCTGCTTACCGCGGGCCAGAACGATGGAGATGCCGGGTAGCGTGCGCAGCAGGTAGATGATCCTGTTCCACCGCTCCAGCGCGTCGTTCCACAGGTTCCGGCCGATGTCATAGGCGGCGTCCGGGTCCTCCTGGAGCAGCGCGCGGTTCTTCCTCGTCCTGCGGCCCCGCTCGTACGTCCAGTTGGTGAGCATCCGCCACAGGGCTGACCCCGAGTCGATGGTCAGGACGACCGGCGGTTCCCCGGCTGCCGCCGCGCGCCGAGCTTCTGCGTGCACGGCTTCGACCTGTTCGAGGATGTCTCGGTACGTGCCGTCGTGCTCGATGATCAGGTAGTTGGCTCCCTCGATGGCCGCGTATTCGTCGGCCGATCCCTCGTCGAGGTCGATCCAGTACATCTGACCGATGCGGTCGCTGCTGGAGAACTGGGCCGCCGAGTAAGTCTTGCCGGCACCTTCCTCGCCCTCGATGAGGAGGAGGGGCCACGGGACGATGCCGGTCGGCTTGCGGGTCTTGAGCTTGATGGCGGGCGGCTTTGCGGCGCCCGCTGGTGCGTTCACGATCTGGCTCCAAGAGGTCGTGGTCAGTCCGTGCGCAGAGCGCGGACTTCGAAGAGCGGGGACCACTCCGGGTGTTCGGCCAGCAGGAGCCGGACGTACCGGGAGCGGTAGTCGTTGTTCAGCGCGAACTCGTCGCCTCGGGTCGCCGCGCCGTACTGGTAGCGCAGAAGCTCGAAGAGCATCCCGATGCCGATGCGGCCGAACCCCTTCTCCGCGCAGTCGGCGGTCATCCGGGCCAGCGCCCTGAGGACCCAGGGGTTGAGCGCGTGGAATGCCTCGAACCGCTGCTGGATGCTCAGGTTGCCGACGTCGGCGGGGTGGCGAACGGGCTGGATGGTGCCGAACAACGGCGGCTGTTCGATCAGCAAGGCTCTCCCCCTCAGAGATAGCACGAACACTCTGGAGTGTTGGAATCTATCTCTGGTCAAGGGGATTGTCGATCGACAACATCGCCGAGCCCCGCCCGGCGGCGCTCTGGAAACCCGCATCTCACCCCCAAGCGAATAGAAGCGCACCCCCTTGGGTGCGCTTCTATTCTATATGCAAATGCGGGTTAGATCAAGCACAAGTCGTGCTATAGCAACGTCAGTTGGAGGGCTGCCGCGCAGCCTTGCCGCGCGGCACGATCTTGGCCCCGGGGCCGTCGTACGTGCCGTCGCGCAGCGCAGCCAGGACCTGTTCGTCGACCGCCCAGTCCACGCCGCGCGCTCCAGCCTGGAGCGCGGGCACGTCTTCCACCACCGGCTCAAGGAGCCAGATCGGCGATCCAGAAAGGGTGTAGTCGGCGGGACGGAAGCGGCCCGTGCCGACCGCCTTCCTCAGCAGGGCGCCGGACGGCAACCGGAACAGCGCGACCAGCTCGGCCTGACCCACCAGCGGCGGAAGCTGGCCGACCTCCCCGACCCAGTACCCCGGGTCCTGCTCCTTGACCAGTCGCGCAAGCTCGACCTCGTTGAGGTGCTTCGTGCGCGGGGTGGTCTGGCCGAAGCCCTTCACGAACTGGAGAAGCCAGTAGGGCGACCCGCTGATGATCTTGGCGTAGCGGTAGTCGAGCGTGTGGTCACGGCTGATCCACTGGCTGACCTGGAGCCGCTTCACGTCATACAGCGCGGCGAACTCGGCCCCGCCGGCCAGGTACGGCTTCCTCGCCGCTGACCCCTGATCCCCTGCCACTCCATCGCCTCCCGCTCGCGGTACGTCTGCATATAGATTGTAACCAGCACGGAAGCGGAGTCCGTATCCCCCCGGAGACCCGGTAGTGTGGGTGCTTCCAAGAGGTCGAAGGCCCCCGTCGAGAGACGGGGGCCTTCTTCCTGCTTACTTGTGGGCTGCTCGGCGTCACGCCGATCTGGTCAGGTCCTCGGCAGCGGGAGCTGCGAGCCCTCGTACTTTGGCGGCCGGGCGTAGCCGAGCAGCCAGCCGAAGCAGGGCGACAGGTGCTCCTCGGCGAAGCGGAAGAGCCCGTAGTAGACGAAGATCGCGACGGGGGTGAGGACACCGGTGACGGCGGTCGCGTCCAGGTCGAGGCCATGCCGCAGGGCCACCGCGACGAGCCAGCCGACCGCGGCTGGCACTCCGGTGCGCAAGAGAGATGCGTACAGGTTCATGATGGTTGGCTCCTTGATGGGGATGGAGGGTCAGCCGAAGAGGCGGGCCCAGGTCTGGGGGCCGGGGAAGCCGTCGGCGTCGGAACCGCTCCACTTCTGAGCGAGCTGGAAGTCCCGGACGTTCAGGCGGTCGGCCTCGCCCCAGTCGCGGGACGGGCCCACGCGGTAGTGCTTGCCGAAGCCGCGCCGGACGAGCTGCTGGCCCAGGAGGAGGATCGACGCGTTCGACTTGCCGGGGCCGAAGGCGCTGCGGCCGGGGAACGGCGGCGGTCCCGGCTTGGGCGCGGGGCCCGTGGTGGGCCACTTCGGCATCGGACCCGGGTCTGTGTGCTGGTTTTCGGGCACCTGGCCATGGCCGTAGTGCCCGCCCGCGGTCTCCCAGGTGTGCTCGCTACGGTTCGCGCTCCAGGTGGGGGTGCCCATCGGCCAGGTGTCGGGTACTCCCCAACTCCGCGCCCAGGTCAGGATCTTGTCCAGGCCCTTGGCAGGGGTGTCACGAACGGTCGCGTAGGACTTCCCGTTCACCTGGCAGTAGGGGAAGAACAGCGTCTCGACCTGTAGGCAGACCCGGCCCGTGCGGTTGGTCCGGGTACCGCCGGCGGTGTCGACGACCGACTTCGACCGGCTGTTGGCCGGGTAGAAGTGGGCGGTCCTTCCGGTGAACGGGTCCCACAGCAGATGCGGAGCGGCCCCACTGCCGCCGCCGGTGAAGTACCGCACGAGCTGGTCGAACGGGACGAGTCCGGCAGGCTTGGCCGCCGTGCCGTTCTTGTCCCAGGTGATGTGCCAGATCACGCGCGGGGCGTACTGGGCGTCGGTCGGTGCCGTGTCGCCAAGCGGATGCCGCTCGGCGCCGGGCAACCACAGGTCAGGCATGGCGCGTTCCAGTTCTCCCCCGCGCCTGTTGCGAGCTTACAGTCCGAGCTTGGCGATCACGATCGCGACGATCAGGCCGACGGCAACCGGAGCGACGAGGGCCGTGAGTGCCAACCGACGTACGGTGCGGGCCTCTTGCTGCTCCGCAGCGCGATCACGCTGGATGACGGTGATGTCCTCTTCGACGGCCTTGATCCTCAGCTCGTCAGTGCGTCGGTCGGCCTCGTACTGGATCTTGGTCACCATCTCGGCGAGCCTGGCCCCGAGCGCAGCGAAGTCGGAGCGCAGGTCGTCGCGCATCTGCTGCATAGCTCGCAGCAGCTCCCACGGCGTAGGGTCCTGGCCTTGCGGCTCGGTCACGGCGTCGTCCTCCATAGGCCCCCACGCCGTGGTTCCAGTCTAGAGGCGGTATCGGCGCCCTCGCTTCACCGTGCAGGCGTCCCATCGCTGGTACGCAGGTCCGTGATCGGCTGTCCGCACTGCCCGCACTGGCCTCGGTAGAGAGGATGCTCAGGGTTTTCGAAATAGACCCCCTCGAAAGGGGTCGCTTCGGCGGGGCAGCCCTGGGTTCCGCAGGTGGCGATGAGCGTTACGGAGGGCCAGTTGGCCACTTCGGTGGGGTACGGTTCGGTCATTTCGATCAGCTCCCAATGATCAGGTACCACACACTGGTGGTAGTGGTGGTTGATCGGTTGATCCACACCGTGAGGCCATTCGCAGTGACGTTGGTAGCGGTGCACTCCGCCACTGAGCCAGGCACTGATGAGTTCGCCGTAACGAAGGCGCGGAACGCGGTCCCCGCGACATTCAGTCCGCTGACCGTCACAGATGTGGGTGTGTTCGCCGTGGGGGTGATCGACACAGTGCCGGACACGATGTTCGGGGCCCGCAGTACGCCTCCGCTGAACGTCATCTGCCGCGTGCCGCTGTTCCACGTGATCCCGGCGCCCTTGACCACCATGGAGTGGAAGCCGCCGCCCACGTTACCGCCGCGGGCACCGTAGAGCGTAAGTGCCGAGTCTCCGTTCGGCCCACCGTTCTCGACGGTGATGTGGGCGTAACCATCCAGTTGGTCGGAGGGCTCCAGCCGTACCAGGCCCGTGCCGTTCAGCTCCGGCGAGCGGAGTGTCACGTCGGCCCTGGAGCTGGCCACTGCGGGGGACTCCAGCATGACTTCGGGCTGCGCCCAGGTGCCCATGTCCAGGACGTTGGCTCGCACTCGACCTGGAGCCACCTCCGAGGAGGATCCGGAGTAGATCTCCAGGGCGGGCTGGGAGTCGGAAGACGGGTTGAGGACGATTCGCCGGCCGCTGTCCGCCGTGCGTACGGTCGCACCGGTGACGACCTTGCCGTTGACGGCGTTGGCGTCGAGCTTGTCCGCAGTGATGGCGCCTGCCTTGATGTGGGTGGCGTCGATCGAGCCGGCGGCGATCTTCTCTGCGGTGACTGCGTTGACGGCAATCTTGTCAGCCGTGACGGCGAGCGCGGTCAGCTTCTCCGTCGTGACGGCGAGAGCCGCGATCTTCTCAGCGGTCACGCTCATGGCGAGCAGCTTGTCCGTGGTGACCGCCCCCGCCAGGAGCTTCGGCGTGGTGACGGCATCGTCGGCGATCGCAGTGGAGTTGACTGCCCCGAGCGCGAGCGCCGCGCTGGTCACGGCCCCGCGGGCCAGCTTGGTTTCACTGACGATCCCGTCCAGGACCTCCTGGGCAACAACCGGGGCTGGACCCACCGGCCCGGCTTGGGCGGAGGGGGCTGATCCGGCCCCCGAGGTGTTTCGCGCCAGCAAGCGGACGTAGAGCGGCTGGTCGGCCGGGATCGTCAGCGTGCCTCCGCACGGGGATTCGAGCGTGCCGCAGAGGGTAGCCGCGCCCGGCGTGAAGCCGTCGAGGCCGGCCGCGTGAACCTCAATCCTGGCGAAGTCCAGGGGGGCGGCCACCGCGTCAGCGAAGATCCCATCCCAGGTGGCCGCCACACCGCCGAGGACCGAGGTGATGGTGGGCGGGCCCGGCGTGGGGGGCGGCGGGCCATTGACGACGTTGACTCCCGAGGTGCCATCGGGCTGCTGACCTATGACCGCGCGCAGGGACCCGTCATCGTCGAAGACGCTGATCGCGCCGTTCTCGATGGAGGAGAACGCCAGCTGGGCTGTGCGGCTTGCACTGTCCAGGCGTCGCTCTACAGCTGCCAGGCGGGCGGCGAGGCTGGCGATCTGGTTGACCATGTTTCAGGCTCCGTAGGTGTAGCGATCTGCCCGCGCCAGTTGCACGGTGACCTGCTCCGGCTCATCGCCGGAAGGTGGCTTGAGGGTCCAGCCGGTGATACGTGACCAGCCGTCGTACTGGGTCCACTCGTCGTTCAGGCGTACGCGTACGTCGTCGCCGATCTGGAAGGCCCCGATGCGCGCCGCCGGGTGGTCACGGAGAACGACCTCGGTGACTTCGCCGATGACCGACCGGTTCACCCGCTCAGTTCGAGTGCGCGCGGCAAGCCGGTCGTTGGCCTTCTCGGCGGGGACTTCGAGGACCTGCTCCAGGCGCAGGCGACCGTTGCGGGCTGCGTCCACGACGCGGCGCCGTGAACGGCCTTCGCCGGCGCCGAGGCCGATGACGACCTGGGCGTAGCTGTCGGCGTCGTACTCCACTGGCACTGTGGACGTGATGTTGATGCCCGAGGTGAAGCTGATGTCCTGCCGACGGGTGCCCAGGCGGGGCCACCCGATCCGGATGCGCTGTGTCGGCGTGTCACCGGACCAGGCAACGGACTCGGTCCACTCCGGTCCGCCGGCCACCGCCACCATGTCGTCCACGACCTTGCTGAGCGTCGGCGCCTCCCACCAAGGAGTGGAATACGGCTCTGCTGGCGTGCCGACCTTGGCGTTGGACGTCGTGCCGTCTACCGCAACGCGGAGGTTCCCGTCCGGCTGGGACTGGCAGTAGGCCCAGGCGTCGCGGATCACGCGGCAGGGGTCAGCGTTGACCCACGGCCCACGCCCATCGAGGTTGCCGTGGAGGTCGGTTCGCTTGGTGAGGTAGGAGCCGAACCCACTGGCCTCAATGCGGAGCTTCTGCCCTTCAGGCTCAGCACGCCAGATGATGCCGCCCCACAACAGGGTGCGGTCTCGCTCGGCAAAGATCAGTGTGGTTCCAGGATCGACCTGGGCAGGGGTGAGGTTCGCCAACCGCGGCTCGATGACGCCGGTGAAGTTGCCCGGTCCGCACAGTTCCGGACCGAACTCCACTTCGGTGAGCGGAAGATCCCAGGTGAGGGTGTCACCGGTAAGGGCGTGCGTGGTCAGGTAGCGGTACGACATCGTCAGATGACGCCCTCGTTGAACTCCACGTCGCAGACGAGCGAGGTGGAACCATCCACGCTGAGGTTCCCGGTCTCGCTCTTCGACATGTAGGTCTGCACGTACAGGGCCTGGTTGGTGCCCCGCATGGCGGCCGTGACCCCGATGTTGTCAGCCAGGACGACGGTGGACCGGCGGACATTGTTGCCCTGGTCGTCGTCGATGATGGTGTTCTGCCCCTGGACCGTGCCGATGACCTGCTGCATCGATGCGAAGATGTCGGCGCTGTCCATGCGAAGTCCGGCGAAGGTGGTGACGGCCTTGAGATTGATGGCCCAGTCAGGCACCGGGATGGTCCAGCGGGCGGCGCCGGGCCACGTGTGCCACTTGTTGTCCTGGTAGGTGAGGCGCGACAGGCTGCCAGGGGAGGCCGTGTAGAGGCGGCGTTCCCGCCGCGGGTTGGCGATGCTCCGGAGATCCTTGATCATCGCGTCTGTGATGGCCGCGGTGTTCGGCGGGATGTCGAGACGGGCCAGCGGGATGGCCGTCATCCCGGCTGGCACCGCCGTGGCGGTGGCCGAGACGTTGGGGATCACTTGGAAGTAGCCGATGTCGTCCTTGGCCGGGTCCCGGTTGCCCTCGTACTCAGGGTCCTCGACTCGCTGTATCAGCAGGTCCGACCGGCCTGAGGCCCCGGTCGGTGCCACGGGCACGATGGCGTCACCGACGTTGTACTGCGTGTAGGAGCCCTGGCCCCACGAGGCACCGCGTATGACCGATGACCCGTCACCGACTCGTACGGCGGAACCGGGCGTGGAGAGCTGCCGGACCTTGAGGTCGTTGGCCTCAGTCACGCCCTGGGAACCGCGGGCGAGGTCTCTGACCATCATGCGAAATGCGCGGGCGGGGTGGGTGCCGCCGTGGGTGAGCATGGGCGGCTGGACGAGCGTCACAGCAGGGTCCTCCTTCTTACAGGGCGGTCCACGCCGACCGCCACGAGACGGTCAGGCGCGTGGTGTTGGTGTAGTCGGCGGCCGTCCAGCGGATCTCGCTGCGACCCGGCGGGATCTGGAAGAGGTCCAGACGAGAAGCACTGGACAACGCCGAGGCGGCGTTCCCGCTGCCGTTTCGCAGAACCCAGCGCGTACCGGGGCGGGTCTCGATGTCGATGCGCTCGCCCACCCCGAGAGTGATGTCGAGGTTCAGGACGCGACCCGAGTCGACGTGCAGGATGCGCGGGTTGGCGACGGGGCCGGTGATCCGGATGGAGGGCCAGGCCCCGATGTTGCCCTCGTTGAGCACCCATCCCGGTCGGGTCTCCGGGGTGGCGATGCCTGTGGTGATGGGCGCCACGAGCGGCGCCGTGAAGCCTCCGCTGCTGTGGGAGATGTCCAGGGGCAGGGTGACGCTGGAGGTCTCGTCATCGTGCAGGCGTGGGTCGAGGGCGGTGAACTCCAGATCGAGCGGTATCCATCCGTGAATGGCCTGGGCCGTGGACACCGCTTCGGCGCGGCGGATCCGTCCGAAGAGGACTCTCGTCCCGCGTCCGGGCCAGCGCACCCGCAGCTGTGCGAGTGCGCCAGCGGTCCGGCGGATGGCCGCGTTCGCGGCGACCGCTTCTATCTCGGCGAGTTTGTCCAGGGCTGCGGCCGGGTCGCCCGGGGTCCGGATTCCGGCTTCGATCCGCACCGTACGCGGCGAGTAGAGGTCCACTCCGGGGAAGGCGCCGTCGTCGGCAGGGTTCAGCACATCCTGCGTGCGTAGCTCGGCGGCGCCGAGTCCTTCCACGTCGGAGACGGAAACTTCGGTCTTGTGGCCGATCAGGACTCCGGCGAAGTCGATCTGCCATTCGGCAAGGGGCACCATCAGACCCGCCCCCCGCGCTGTGCGTTCCGCAGCCGGCGCATGATCTCCCCGGACAGCTCCTGCGGTGAGCTGTCGCGGCCTTGGACGGTGATCGGCATGTTCTCCACCAGGGCTTTCGGCTGCTGTTGGACGACGGTGACCTTGATGGCAGTCGGCGGCCGGGCGTCGACGAGTCGCATGGCGGGTGCGGCGGCTCCGCTGGCCAGGCGCATACCGAAGCGCGTGGCGACGTCGTTCAGGACAGACAGGGCGCTGCTGCGCTTGGCGGCGCCGAGCGGGATGAATGCCTCGCCTCCCGTGCTCGGCTCGGCGAACTTGATCAGGCCACCGGAGGTTGCGTAGAGACCGGGCGTGAGGATGCCGCCGTTGGCGTACGACAAGCCCTTGTTGGCGCGGCTCAGGTCGGAGAAGAACTTGGCGCCCTTCGAGCCCAGTGCGCTCTTGAGACGGGAAAGGCCCAGGTTGGCGATCTCGATGATGTGGTCCTCATCGAGTCCGGTGGCTTCGGCTACCGCGTGCAAGCCGGTCGTCTTGCTCTTGACCGCGCTGATGATCGCGACCAGGTCCGGCAGGTCGTCAGCGGGTACGGTCTTGTCCGCGCTGCGGGCGGCGTCGTTCGCCGCCTTCGCCTTCTTCTTGTCCTTCACGGCCTGGGCGGCGAGGTCGGCCGCGTCCTGGTCTCCCTGCTGGGCCAGGCGCTTGGCCAGATCTCCGAAGCCGTTGGCCGCGAGCTTGGCGAGGTTCTGTTCGAAGCCGGTCTGGTCCTTCACCGCCTGGCGGAGCTGTCCGGTGTACTCGCCGAGGCTCGCCTTCGATGCTGCGGCTAGGTCCCGCAGGTCCTTCGCCATCGACCGCACGTAGCGTGAGCTGCCTGTCGCCATCTTGCGGGTGAGCGAGACTCCCTCTTCGCCCATCTCTGCAAGAGCGTCCGCCACGTCCTGGCCGGCACGGCGAGCCACTGTGTCGAGGTCGCGGCGCCACCGCTGAGCGGTCGCCACGGAGGAGTGCAGCTTCTTCGCGAAGAGGGCGAGGCTGAAGTTGCCCTTCTTGTCCTGCGAATCGCTGGCGATTCCCGAGAGGGAGTAGAGCGACTGGGGCCGGTAGGTGAAGCCCGAGAGGCCCCCTTCGGCGTGGTAGCTGACCTCCCCACCGAAGCGGTGGGCTACCTCCTCCAGGATGCGTTTGGACCTGGCCCGCTTGGCTCCGGCCAGCGGTATGTACGCCTCGCCCTGAGTCTCCGGCTCGGCCCACACACGCCATGCGCCGCCAGGCGCAATTTGGGCCGTGTGCTCCTCTCGGCGGCGCACGCCGCCGTCGGCGTAGAAGTCGAGCAGACCTCCGTTGGCCTGCTTCGTGGGGGCCTGGATCGAGTCCGGGACACCGTTACCGTCCTTGTCCCACGAGGATGCCTGGATCTTGGCGAAGAACGGGATGGTCACCGCGGCGGGCTTGTTGACAGTGACGGTGATCGTCTTGGTTCCGGGGATGCGCCCCACGGAAGCGCCGATGCCGTCGAGCTGGCTCTGAACGGCGGCCATGTCACCGGACAGCAGTGCGCTGGTGAGGGCGGTGGCTGCCTCCGTTCCCTTGGACTGGGCCACGGCAACGATGAGGCTGAGCATCCCGGACCACTCAGAGTTCGACTGGACTCCTGCCTGCTTGAAGGCGTGCACCACTCCGGACAGGTCGGGCGCCTTGATCGGCATGTCCGCGCCGTACATGTAGCTGAGCTGTGTGCGGATCTGCTCGACATCGCCCTTGAGGAAGGACTGTGCGAGCGAGGTGGACGCCTCCTTGCCGTACTTGGCGGAGACGTCCGCGAGCAGCTTCATGCCTTGTTCGAGCTGTGCGGACGCAGCCTTGGGCAGCTTGTTTGCTGCCTTCGACATGTCCGCGACGGCCATGTCCTGCATGGCGCGGGCGAGCTTCCCCGGATCATTCGTCGCCGCGGCGTCAGCCCAGGCTTCGGCGACCTTCTTCCCGTACTTCGCCGAGATGGCCGGTAGCTGCTCCAGGCCGGCTCGGAAGGCGGGAGTAGACCGGGCGGAAGACTCCTCGATGATCGATTCGAGTTCGTCGGCGACCTTGCCCTTGCCCTTTTCGAGCTGCTTCACCAACTCGTCAAGTATGGGCGCCGAGTCCGGGCCCAGGTTGGAGAAGTGGTCAGCGAGGTCCAGTCGGCCTTCGGTGGCGAGTAGCCCCAGGTTCTTCTGGAAGTCCCGCTGGGCCTTGAGCTGCTTGCGCAGCTCCTCGACGTAGTCGGCGAGCGACGCTTTGGAAGCGTCGGCGGAGCGGCCTGCCTTGCGGTTCGCCTCGGCGACCTTGTCCTGGGCCGCCTTCCACGCCTTCGCTGGATCGACGATCGAGGCGAGGGACTTCCCCATCGCCTCCATCTGGTCAGTGAACTGCGGGGCTCCGCTCTTGTCCGTCGGCAGGGCCTGGGTCAGGTCCCAAGCCCCAAGCATCTCCTTTCGGTTGTGCTTGATCTTGTTGTTGACGATGGCCATGTTCGCGGCAAGCTCGTTCTCCTTCTTGACCGCGTTCGACCAGATCTTGTGCTGCTTGTCCAGCACCGTCTTTGCTCGGTCGAAGGAGATGTCGTAGGTGTATACGCCGCCGCCGGATTCCCAGGACGCAGACTTTCCCGCAGCAAGCTCGTCCTTGAGGCGTTTCAGCTTCTCCCCGCCCGAGGTGATCGCATCGATGGCTGTGGTCACGTCCACGCCGGCGTCCTTGAGCTTCTTGACGTCGTCGCTGTTGGTCAGTTGCTCGGTGAGGGTGCGCAGGCCAGCACCTTGCTCGCCCTCATCGCGCTCTTTGCGGAGGGCGTCGACCAACTCATCGGTGGCCGCCTTGGCCTTCTGCTTGCTGGCCGAATATGCGGCGTACACCCCGACGCCGATCGCCATCAGCGCGGTGAGGCCCGCCACTGCGATCCCGGCGCCGCTGAGGACAGCAGGCAGCATCGAGCCTCCTGCTCGTGCTGCCGCAAGCTCTGTGCGAAACACCGTGAGCTGCGCGCCGAACTTCAGGAACGCGGCCTTCCCCAGCAGCGCGGCGGCCGACAGCGCAATCATGATGCCCATCAGCGACTTCACCGGGCCTGGAAGGTCGTTGATCGCCCCGGCCAGGACGTTCAGGTACTCCCCGACGCTCTGCAACGCCGGTAGCAGTACCCGGGCCATGTCGATGCCGAGGGCCTGGGCTTGGTTCTGGAACAGACTCCACTGACCGGCGGTCGTGTCCATCTGGATCGCGTACGCCTTGTGCGTCGCCCCGGCCCGCTCGACCTCCTGGCTGATGCCTTGGTAGGTCGCGGCGTAGTTCTTGCCGTCGGCGGCGGAGAGCGCCAGTGCAGCGCGAACCGCGCGGATGTCTCGCAGGAGGGGAACGAGCTGGTCCGCGCTGCCGCCAGTCGCGTTGCGGACCTTCTGCATGACGACGTACAGGCCGTCCTGCTGGAGGGCCGCGGCAGCCGACTCGTAGCCGAAGCCCTTGATCATGTCGGACAGCTCTTGGGTGGGCTTCATCATGCGCGTCAACAGCATGTTGAGGGCCGTGGCCGTCTCAGCTGCCGGGATGCCCGACAGAGTGATCGCCGCGAAGGCGGAGCTGAGGTCATCGAACTTCACTCCCGCCGCAGCCGCCATCGGTACGACATCACCGAGCTGCTGGGCCAGCTCTTCAAAGCTCACGACGCCGTAGTTGACGGTCTGGAACATGACATCCATGACGTCGCTGGCCTGCGAGGCATCCATCCCGTACGCCTTGAGCACTCCGAGCAGGGCGCGGGCGGACGTCTCGGTCGTCGTCAGGCCGGCTGCGGCACCGCGGGCCGCAACGCGCAGGATTGTCATGGCGTCCGCGCCGTCGAACCCGGTCGAGACAACCTGGTACAAGCCCTCGGCAAGCTGGTCGGCGGACTGCGGGAGCTGCGTGCTCAGCTCGACGATCTGATCTGTGAACTTGCTGATGTTGGCGGCGTTGATCTCCTTGGAGATCGTCATGACGTTCGCCATGTGCTTCTCAAGCTCGATGGCGCTGCGTACGCCCATGACGAACGCTCCGCCGAGCGCGACTCCCATCACGGTGAACCCGGTGGCCATCGCGCGGCGGGTCCGATCCGACCGTGCCGCGAGAGCGTTGAGGTCGCCGTCGAGGCGGCGTACCTGACCGCCGAATGCGGTGACTTGGCCTGCCGCGGTGCGCAGACCGCCGACCAGGCCGGACACGCCGGCCTGTACCTGGACGTACAGGGTGTAGGCCCCAGCCACTGGCTACGCCTTCTTTCTGGGCCGAAGCCCGACCTTCACCCCACGCCCCTCCGGACCCTCCGGGACCTGCTCCTGCTCCATGGCAATCAGCTCGCAGCCGATGCACCGGTGCGTCTCGGTGACGTACGCGAAGCGGTCGCCGCCCGCCTGCTCGTCCCACTCCCCCGGCCTGGTCCCACACGACTCGCACACGGTTCGCGAGTAGGCGAGGTAGGCGATGGCCTTCGCACGGTCGAGCGCCGACCACCGCCCGTCTCCTGCGCCGGTGAACTGCGAGTGCGGTATGCCGTACGAGTCACAGACCTCCATCTCCGTGCGGAAGCCCAGGTCGGAGATCAGCCTTTTCCCAGGTCAGCCCTCAGCGTCTGGTTGGCCAGGAGAGCGCAGGTGAACAGGGCCTTGGCCTCGGAGTCCGGCCAGGCGTCCAGGAGTTCCTGTGCCTCCGGTTCGCTCATGCCAGGTACCTCTTGGCCCGACTCGTCCCGCTCGATGTGGCATGCGGCGATGAGGGCAGCCGGATAGGTCTCGACGTTGTACTCCATGCCCTGGTCCGCCTGGGCTTCTGTCGGGGGGTGATCGCGCAGGAGCTGTTCCCAGGCGGGCCGCGGCAGAGCACGGAAGGTCAGGACGACCGTCGCGTCCTCCAGGACACTTTCAACGGCGTCGAGTCGAAGCTGCGCAGCGACAACGTCCGGACGCGCGATCATCCACGCCTCGCGATCGACCTCGGCGATCCCCTGCTCGATGGAATCGGCACGGGCGGTGGTGCGGGCTTTCGCCAGCTCCAGGGCCGCGTCGGTGGCGTTTTTCTTCGCCTCATCGTCGTCACACAGACGCAGGCTGCGCTCTGGCAGCTTGCGTGCCTTGAGCCGGGCCATCTTGGCGGACCAGTGGGCGTCCCGGGCGACTGCAGCGGCGGGCGGTTCAGCGTTAACGGTGGTCATGCGGCACCCCCGCCTCAGACGGTCTTCGCCGGCACGGCGACGTCGAGGACCGGTTCGTCGGTGATGCCGAAGGTGACCTTGAACTTGGCGGGCTCGCTCGCCGTGGAGTAGGAGGGGCTGCGGCTGCCGACGCGGACGGGGAAGACGTCCATCGACTTGGACTGCGGCACGTCGCCCTTGCGGAGGATGACGATGAAACCGATGACGCCTTTGGAGAGCAGGGTCTCGATGGTGTCGCTGACCTTGTCCTCGTAGAACGTCAGCGACGAGTTGTCGGCCTTGTCCTCGCCGGGGATGGTGGTAGCGAACGTGCTGCCCATGTCAGGGGTGTCGATCGGGGTGTTCTCCAACGACCATCCTTCGACGTCGGAGATGGTGTCCGACAGGTTCGTGGCGTTGGTGGGCGCCAGCTCGGCGCGGGTCGGGGTGTTGTCGTCGGAGGCGATCTTCTGCAGGAAGTAGAAGAGGGTGGTGCCTCGGCGCATAAAACGCTGCTGCGTGGTGGACACGCGACTCTCACTCTCCGGGGACGCTGACGGCTCCGGAATGCGGCAGGCCCGTCCCCAACAGATCAAGCTGGGAGTCGGCCCGTACCGAGTGGTCGGGCGTCCGCGATGGGCCTCCGCGGTGAGGTGAGTCGGTTAGCTGCTGAGGGTGGTGACCTCGATCGCGAACCGCTGAACGTAACTGTATACGCCGCTGGCGACAGCCACGCCTTCTTCCTTGTCCAGCTCACGGGACATGACCACGTAGCCGGTAGCAGCGATCGGGTAGGTGTAGCCAAGCGGAGTGCGAGCCAGCATGCCCGATCGGACCTTGTCAGCCATCCACTCGGCCTGCTCGGCCGTCGTGGCAACTGAAGTGATTTGGTAGACGATTCGGGCGTCTGCGCTTGCGTCGCCGAAGGGCGGACCGTCGCTCGTGGAACCGACGGGATACAGCACGCAGTACGGCGTCGCGGCCCCCGTCGGCAGGCTGCTCGCTGTGGGTGCCGTTCCGTACCCGCACGATCTGCCCGTCGCGGTGCCGAGCATCGTCTGAACCGCGAGGCTGAGCACCCGTCCGGATACGGCCATCAGTCGCCCACCGCCGCTCCGACGGCTGCCAGGAATGCGGGCCGGATCTGCTCGACGGCCGGTCCCACGTGCGGAAACGGCGGCTGGTTGTAGATCCGCCCGATGCTGTCTGCTCCGACGTAGCCATACTCCAGCCGCCTGCTTTGCGGCTTGTTGGTACCGACGATCGCCTCGACGTTCAGGCCGCTGGTGCTGAACTCGTGGGTCCATGAGCGACGGTAGTCGCCCGTCGGCGCGTTGGGCCCTGGTCTGCCGCTGGCGTTGGCCTTGATCGCGGTCTCCAGAAGCATGGCGTAGTGCTGCACGACGCTGGCCACTGCGGGGAGCGCGGCTGCCGCGCGGGCATTCAACCGGGCCGCGATCTGGGGCGCGTTGCTGTATGCCCCCGCCAGTGGGTGAGCGTTTGGGTGCGGATTCTGCTGGGATGCCATCAGCTTGACTCCTGGGCTTGGTCGAACTCCCCCAGCGCCCACTGCTGGAGCTGCGCCAGAACAGCCTTGGTGAATCCGTGCGGGCCGCCGTCCATGTCCGGACGGGCGAGCGCCGCCTTCTCCAGCAGGCCGGCGTCGATGGCCGCCAGGAAGTGCGCTGCCGCCGGACCGGGTTCGTACGGGACGCCGATAGAGACCCGTGCATAGCCATCGAAGTCTGGGCTGGTTCTTCCCTGAGCACACTGGAGAACCAAATCCGGTGCATGGCCCGCTTGTTGGTGAATGGTGTAGCCGGAAATGACGTGCGAGTAGTCGACCCCGCCTATCTGTACCGACGCCTTGGTGCCGTCCACCGAGATCCTGACCTGCTGAAGCTCGGCGGGCGGAGTGTCCGTGATCTCCATACATCGAGCGTAGGGCGATTCTCAGACACTCCGATTCGCCTCACGACGGCGGCGTGATCTCGTCCAACCGCGTCACGCGCACCAGTTCCACGGTTGATGCTTCGGCCGGGTCAAGGACCTGCCAGACACGCCCACCTGTTGCCGCGCTGCCCGAGTGCGCAACGGTCACCTCGACCCGGTCGTACCGGGCTGGCACTGGCGCACCAAGTGGCGTCAGCAACCGGTACCAGGAAACGGTGTCGTCGAGCCACTGTTTGCCGATGATCCCCTCGGCGGTCACCTGGCCGTGTCCGGACAGCATGGAGCCGGGACCTTCGTAAACCAGGTCAGCAGGCACCTCTCCGAGGAGACCCGTGGCGAGGTCGAGTACCGGCGTGCCCGTGGGCCGGGTGACCCGCACCGTATCGAGGAGGAGCTTGGCTTCCAGCTCCTTGCGGACTTCCTCTGGATCGATGGCGGTGGTCACCTCACGCTCCTGTCGTCTGCGTGTTCTGGTCCACCCACGTGGTGCGGACGATGCTGAGAGTGGAGGTCTCCCCGATGTCGATCACTCGCCATGTCCGACCGATGGCCGACTCGTCTTCGGCTTGCACGACGGTCACGGTGTCCTCGCGGGAGGCGACCGGCGCCGACAACGGAGTCAGCAGTCGGTACCGGGACGGGGTGTCGTCCACGTACGCCTGCCCGGCGAGGTGCAGGACAACGGAGGGCCCGCCAGTGGGGAAGATCGCGCCTGGGCCTTCGTAGATGGTGACGGGCGGACCGGGCTCGTACTGCCCTGTGTCCGGGTTGAAGATCGGCTCGCCAGGCCGGTAGATACGGATCTTGTCGGTGAGGATCTTCTTCTCAACGATCGCGCTGACGGCCCCCAGAGTCAGCCCTTCAGTAGGCACGCTCATGCGTTCGAGCGTAGCCGCGCCCGCCGACAGCCCGGAATCTGTGCCCTGGGCCGACTTCACCAGCCCCTCCCCACCACGACGTCAGGCACTAGCGGAAGGTGCTGCAGCACACACGCGGGTGATCACAGATTCGCTGGTGTTGAGGGCGGTGAACAGGTCCACTCGCAGGTCTTCGGGAATGGCGCCGGAGCCCAAAGCACACCCCTCGACGATTCTCTGAAGACGGCCTGCCTGCTGGGCGGTCATGTACTCGTGGCAACCAGGGTGAGACAGCACATCGCGAGCTGCGTAGCCGTCGCCTACCGCGATGGTCTCCTCGACGAGATCTGTGGCGATACGGCTGGCAATCCCCGAACCCTGTCCGCCAGCAAGGTCGATGGCGGACAGCCCCAGCCGTGTGAGGAACACCGCCAGGCCAGCACTTCGCTCCAGGGAACGGTAGAGATCCACCAAGCCGTCGAGAGCAGTGTGGACCGGCAGGTTCGCCGTCCGCCTGCACAGCACCGTAAGAAGTACTGCAATCGTGCTCTCCCACGCCTCACCAGGAACGGTGCCACTCAGAAGGACCTCGGCCCGTTCGATGTCTCCCGCCGTGATGTGGGCTATGACGGCAACCTGGCGGCCGTCGAGCATTCTGCTGCCGATGCCCTTGTGCCGCTGGACCTGGGCGTGTGCCTCCGCCCACATGTCGGCGCTGGCCAGGGCGCGCGTACCGTCGGCCAGCAGTACGGTCCACAGCCATTGATGAAGCTTGCGACGGTCCTCGTTCGCCCCGGTGATGTGCTCAAAGGACACCTCGTTCCCGTCGATCGTGACGGCCGTGCCGGACGTCACCGCTCGGTACATCGAGTCGAGAAGAGCAAAGCCACCGCCTCCGTCGCCGGAACGGATCAGCAGCCGCGCGAGGTTGACCAGGGGCTCCAGGCCGAACCGGGCGACCTGCGCACCCAGGGGCTGGGTGCGCAGGTACGCCACGGCGTGACGCCAGCACAGAGCTGTGGCCAGGTCCGGAAGGGCACAGTCGCTGGCGAGCAGGGCCGCCTTGTTGAAGGCGGCAGATGCTGGAGCCAGCCGGCCTGTGCACTCGGCCTCCCGTGCAAGGCCGCCGATCTCCTGAACGCGATCCACGAGGGGCGAACAGGCCGGCCGAGGCCGGGCGACCAGCGGAAAACGCCGCACTATCTGGCTGGCGTCCATCTCACTGCCACTCGATGACGATCCGGTTGAGGGCATTGTCGAACGCGAATCGTCCCGGCGCCGAGACCGGCGGTGCACCATCGAGCTTCTGGACTTCGAAGGCCACGTCGCGCTCGCGGAAACCGCGATCCCATACGCCCATCTCTTCGGCCACCCGATCCGCGAGCTCCTTTCCTGCCGGACCGTGGCCGATGGCTCCCGCCTCGTACAACTGCCCGCCGTCCTCGGCAAGACCAGCCTTCCGCAGCGTGAGGTAGGCGAAGCTGCTTTGTTCCGCTACCGCCATGGGCCGGAACCCGTCGGCCAGGTTGCTGGCCCCGGCGCCGTTGCGATCGACTTCCATCCGGCTGAGGGCGTTGTCCAGGCTGCACGACAGCCAGAGCCACATGTACTCCGGCGACTCAGACCCCCGGAACGTCACGCCCGACCACGCTTCGGTTCCCGGCTGGTCGAGCACGCCGCGCAGCGCCTCGTCCGCCTTCTGCTCCTGGTTGAACTGGAGCTTGACTGCGCCGTCGTCGGTCAGGGCGACAAGGCGCCGCGGGTCATCAGCTACGCCTGCCCGCAGCGGCATGAACGTGCACATCGCACTGCGGACGCTACGCCAGCGGCCATCTGCGTCCCGCTCGAAGGCGACAGCACGCGAGACGCTGCCCCGCAGCCGGAGCGGCACGACGAGGCGGCCGTCGGACGCGAGCTGGTCGAGCCAGGCCGACGGGATGCCGTGAGCACCAACGGTCGCGACGATCCGGTCATAGGGAGCGCCCTCCGGGTGGCCGACCGCGCCGTCTCCGAGGATTACGGTCACGACGTCGGCGAATCCGGCTTCTTCGACGGCCGCTTGGGCGTTGTCCACGAGGTCCTGGTCCACGTCGATCGTGTAGACGTGCCCCTCTTCACCGACCAGACGTCCCATGGTCGAGGCGAACAGGCCGCTGCCGGCGCCGCCTTCCAGGATCCTCATGCCCGGCTTCGCTTCGGTGAGTTCCAGCATGAGGGCGTTGACCGACGGCTGGGAGACGGCGCTGATGGACGCACCGGAGCTGTCGAACTTGGTGTGGACCGGGGTGTCGGCGTACGCCTCTTCGAGGGTGGCGCCAGGTTTCGACTGGCGTACGAACACGTGTCGAGGTACTGCCCGAAGAGCGGCTTCGATGTCGTCGCTGTGCACGCGCCCATCGGCCTTGAGCTGGTCGACCAGCTTATTGCGGAGGTTCTCGGCAGCGGTGTTGTCGTTGATCGTGTCGGTATCCACGCCGGTGAGGCTAGCGGCGTCAGCGGCCGTGCCTGATGCAGACGCGGCGGATTCGCTCGTTCCCATGACTACCTCTTTCGCCAGGTTTGACAAGGTGCTTTGGTCCTCACTGCTGAGGCCCAATCGGTTCCAGTGGAAGATCAGGTGGTGGGCGAGTACCGCTCGAAACCCGCGTTCCAGCCGTCCAAGGCGGTGGAGGCGAGCGAGCCGCTGCCCTGCCCACTCGAACGTGGCAAGCCAGTCGGCCAGTCCCGCCAGCGGGCCTCCGTCGACGAGCCTGCTGGTGGCGCTGACATCGACGGTCATGAGCTGTCGCACAGCCTTCGCGGCCCGGTCGGACACGGGCGCGACCGCCGTGCCTTGTCGTTCAGCGGCCACCCTCGCCCATACGTCGCCCTGCTCGAAACGATCCAGGCCCGCGGAGCGCATGAAAACGCTGAACAGCAGGATCGCCAGCTCGCGCCGTCCCAGGCTCGGCGCCTCGGGGGCTTCCCGCACAGCGGCGGCGAATTCGAGGATGTGGCGGCTGTCGTGGTGAAACAGCTCGTGGGCCAGCTTCATCCCGGCGGCGCCGCCGAATGCCACCGTCTCCGGCTCGTAGATCCCCACCGTCCACTCGCTGACTAAGCCCTCGGCCCGCAGGCGTTCCAAGAGGCTGTCCAGGCGTGTGGAAGCCCGATCGTCAGTGGGCTCATACCGGATCCGCCAGCACGGGAATTTGCGCAGGAACGACCACTGCGCGATCTCGCCCTCCGCTGCACCGACCTCAAGCTCGGGCAGAAGGTGTTCGGCGGCGAGCTGTTCGGAGTCCGGCCAGGTGGCGAACTGGACGAGGCGCTGCGGCCACTCGTCAGGTGCCATATTCACTGTTGCCTCTCGTCGTACGGGTCAGTTGATCAAGAAGCATGTGTCCCAGCCGGATATGGGGGGCGTGCCTGTCTGCGTCGCGTGCAGAGCGAGAGCCACGCCGGCTGCGCCTTCGAGCAGTCCGATGTCGCCGGGCCCGTTCGGCGGCCGAAGAAGCGATGTGGCCAGAGCATCTGGCTCGACGTGTGTGATGGGAGCGAGCAGGCGAGGCAGGTGCTCGGCGAGGACGGGCTTGATCGCGTCCGCCGCCATGCTCCGCGTGATGTGCGCCAGTCCCGCAAATCCGTGACAGATGGAGTGATCTCCAGTCGCTTGCAGCTGTTCCGGATCTGTCATCGCGTGTGCCATGGCGCTCTCGGCCATCTGTTGCCGCTCTGTGTCGCCCGTCGCGATTCCAGCGAGTTGCAAAGCTCGGGCAATGCCCGCTGTTCCGTAGCACCAGCTCGGGCGTGAGGGGCCGTTGCCGGCATCGCCGGAGCGAAGCTGCTCTCGGGTGATCCAGTAGGGCCACCAGGGTCCGGCTGGTCCGTCCTGACGCCATCGATCCAGCCATGCGCAGGTCCGGCTGATTGCCTCGGCCTGTCCGTCGACAGTGACACCGCGCCGTGCGGCGATCGACAGAAGAGCGAGTGGGCCACCGATGCCGTGCGCTACGCCCGTGTTGGCGTGGCCTTGAGGGAATTCCGGTGACGGCTTGCCGGAGGGGGCCAGGTCGCACCACCAGCCGGGTAGGAGCTCGCCGGAGCTTTCGATCGGTTCGGTGAGCCGGACCAGGTAGGAAAGGACAGCTCGTGCCAGGTCGACTTGGCCCTCGCGCCTGAGCAGAAGAGCACCGAGGCCGCTCAGGCCCCGAATGGTGTCGAACTCCGCCAGCGCGGGCAGCTGCCCACAGTCCATTCGGAGATGTGCACGCTCCAGCCGGTGACGCGTCATGTTCTCGATGTGCCGGTCGAGGGTGTCCAGGGCGCGGGCATACCGCTCGGGCCGGTCTGCCGCGGCGTTCAGAGCGAAGGCGAGCGCGGGGGCGCCGTAGTAGAGGTGACCGTCCGCGCCGCCGACGGCTGGGGCTTCAGCGGCGCAGGTGAGCCAGTCGTGAGCGCGTTTCCACGACGCGATGCCGGAGCGTGCCCGCTCGATGTGTAAGAGAGCGACGCCTGCGGCGCCGTACGCCAGAGACTGCGGAAACCAGCCCTGTGTGAGTTCAAGCCCGCGCACATCGGCCGGTGAAGCCAAGCGATCGGCGATGGCGTCGGCTGCTGCCTGCACCCTGAGATCTGACGTTTCGGTCATGAATGCCGCGCTTTCCAGGCGAGCGCAGCGGCACGAGCCAGCCTCAGGCATGTGCGCTCGTCGTCTTTGTCGATGCCGGCGGCTCGGATGTGGTGGCCATGGAGGAGCGAATCAAGGATGGTGTCGGGGTTCACGTCCTCGGCCTGGCGTAATAGCTCCCGATACTGGCCCAGGGCGCGGTCGCGGGCTGCCCACTGGGCGTAGATCGTCTCTCCGCCGGGGGCTGCACGGAGTCCGGCCCAGTTGTCCGAGGGGTCAGCCAGCCGTACCGCCTCCGCGAGCACGTGTCGATCCAGCGGTTCGGAAGCGTCAATCTTGCCGTATCTGATCATCCAGTCCATGCCCTCGCGCGAGCCGCCGGAGAAGGCCACCGCGATGGCTACGAGGTTGCTGGCTGCGAGGACCTGCGGGTGGGGGCCGCCTGGTAGGGCGAACTGTTGGGCCAGACAGTGTGAGTCGGCGGCGAAGACGGCCTCGACGGCTTGCATGGCTGCCCCGCGTCCCCACCTTCCGGTCTCGGGATAGGAGGTGGCGAATTGCAGGTCGCTGAGCAAGCCTTCCTCACGAAGACCATCCGCCCACCTGCTGATGCGCGCGGCGGCCTGGCCGAAGGCTGCGGGGTCAGGAAGAGCAACCCTCAGGCGAATGTGCGGGCGCGGGTCGCGATACCTCATGTACCACCACGCTGGCGGCTGGTCCCATTGCGCGAGGAGCTGCGGGAGGTAGTGGCCCAGGATTTCTGGCTGCCGCTCGTTGTGCCCGTACAGCTTGGCCATAAGCCATTCGGATCCGCCGGGCAGGCGCCCGTGGCCACGTCCAATGAGGCGGGAAGCGGAGACAGCTGGTGCGGCGGGCCACTGCGGGGGAGCGGCTGCCGTCATCGGAACGGTGATCTCGTGGGCATGGCCACCGAACCAGGTGCTGGTGCCCTGGGGGGCTTCGGTGAGCACCGCGCGCTCGGAAGCGTCCAGGTGCGAGCGCAGGAGTTCGAGGTGTGCGCTGTGCCCGAGGTCCAGGTGCAGAAGTCGGTCGCCCTCGGTCAGGTAGACCGAGTTCGGGAGCCGGCGTTGCTCTGCCCACCTTTGCAGCTCCTCGCGCCACTCTTTCCACGGAGCAGCGCGGCTGGGCAGTTCGGAGCGCGTCAGTCGCCACCTGGCCGGCGAGAGGACCGTTCGGCCGTAGCGCAGGCGCGGAAGGAACGGGAGCCGATCAGCAATGCCCCACGTGAAGCCGGTGACGACGGCGGCCTGCGCTTTGCCGATCTCGCTGAGGAACCGGGCCAAGGGCGGGGTGTGTGTTCGCAGGTCGAGAGCGTGTAGTGCGTAGGCGTCCACTCGGGCCTTTCGGGATACCGAAGCCAGGTAGAGGCGACGTCGGTCGCAGCCCACTGCGAGATCGCCCAGCGGAATCACGCTCGGGCTTGCTGGTCGGTGTTCCGCCACGCTGATGATCTCGGGGGCCAATGCGGGCGCGCGGGTTACGTGGGCGTCGCTCGGGTCGAGCGGTGCAAAGGAGAGCTGGGCCAGCCGCGTACCGGGATCGGTCGTCGGCAGTTGCGCGATTTCACGGGCTGCTCGGGCTCGATCAGATTCGTCCAGCAAACCGATGAAGCGACCGGACAGGGTACCGACGCCGCGGGAGGCACTGATGACAGAGAGCGTGAAGTCGCCGCTGTCGAGTGCGTGGACCGACTCGGCGTGAAGTTGGAACCGCAGCTCGAAGTGAGGAGGGATCTGCACCCTCTTCCGGTCCCCAAGCTGTAGCTCGGTGATCGTTTGCCCATCGAGCTGGACCTCGTCGCGACCGTCGAGCGCGGCGCTTTGGGCCAGGGCAAGAAGCTGGTGATCGCGCGTGCTCACCGGCCCTTCCGGCTCGGGCTCTCCATCGAGGTATCCAGCAGGGAACCCAAGACCGATGTCGGGGTCAACGACGTCCCGGAGCGGGACGAGAGAGCCGATCCCGTACCGCTCAAAGAACCTGTTGTGGTACTCCTTCCACGCCGCAGTCCCGAACGGCCAGGCAGTCAGCTGCGCCAACGCCGTCGCTGCCGATTCGGCTTCACGGCGAACCCCCCGCGGGAGGGTGAGTGAGCAGTCCACACGCAGGTCCACCGCCAGGGGCTGAGAGGCGACGGCGCTCACGTCCGTCATCAGGCCCCGCAGCTCGGCGCGCAGACACCGGCTGGCGGGACCGGTGCCTACCTGGTTGTGCTCGTTCATGCGACGGCGAACAGAGCGGAGACGACCAACGATCTCACTGGCCTCAGGCACGTCTTCGATACGGGCCGCTTCCACCTGATCCATGAGGTGAGCGAAGGCGTCGAACGTGGTCGACGGCGCATGGAGGCTGGTGATCAGGGCTCCGTGTTCCACCAGGGTCTCGATGAGGGGAGCAATCTTGCCCGCTGCCTTGGGGAACTCGGCGGCCACCTTCTCCACCAGCTCGTCGTAGCGGACCGGCGCTCGGGCAGCTTCGACCGCTACCCGGACTGGTGCGGTGTACCTCAGGCGCGCCTCGGCCACGGCACCACCTTCCACGGAGCGACGCGGGGACGGGTATGGAACGACCAGCCGGTTGCCCCGTAAGAACACCGCTGCATTTGCCATGAGCGGCAGCCGACACAGCACCTCCGGCACGGCTTCCAGCTGGCCGATGACGTCACTGAGCCAGGCGGCATCAGCACGGGCAAGAGCACGGTGCCGTTCGCCCCAACGAACCGCGGTCTCGGCGCCGAATTCGGCCGGCGCCACACCAGCGAACAGTCCGAAAGGTGTGGCCCGACTCGTCATCCGCAGCACGTATCGGATCACGGACAGAACCATTCGGCGCGCCTGCCGTACGTCCAAGCGCGCGTCGGAGCACACCGCTCCCACCTGCTTTGCAAGGTCCGGGCTCGCCAGCTCGATCGCTTCGGCAACCGCGGACAACGCCCAGACTTCAGCCAGCCATTCGCGCCACCGCTGCACCTGTCCGGGCGAATCGTCAGCCATGTCCGGCCAGGCTGGCAGGTCCAGTTCGGACCAACAGGCGGCCCGTACGAGCACCGACTCACCACACCGATACAGCTGTCGGCTACGTCTCGAAGCCATGTGCTCCCTCCCTCGTAAGCCCTTCAGCCAGGTGCCGGTTCGGGCAGCGGCGTACCACTGCCCGAACCGGCATGGACTAGCGCCCCTGTGGTCAGGCCACCTTGGTGGCGCACGCGCTGGGGCACGAGCTGCCGCAGCCGTCGTCCGTCAGCACGATCAGCCGACCGTCATCGACGCCGGACTCCAGAACGCTGACGTCCAGGTCGAACTCGTCCTTCATCTCCACTTTCATCTCCACGGGGTTTCCTCCAAGGGTTGAGGCCGATCCGAAGGTTCGGCTCGGTGAGCCGGTTCCGCCGTCGCCGACGGCGCCCAGAACACGTTGGCGTCGGTCCTGGGAGTTCGAGGTGTTGCTCAGGCAGCGTTGCTGACACACGAGGTGCCGCAGGTGCTCCCACAACCACCGTCGGAGGCCACGAGTTCGATGGTGGTCTTACCAGCGTCCAAGACGGTGATGTCCAGATCGAACGGGTCCTGAGCGACGGCGCCGGTGGACTCCGGCTGCCCTTCCAGCGTGCTGAGCATCATGGTGATACCTCCGTTGACTGGTCGAGACGATCTTGCGGTGTTGCAGATAGCCGGTCAGGCCCTGGAGCGTAGTGAGATAGCCACACCGCCCAGGCAGTTCCGGCCACCGGTCCGAGGTGCCATGCACCACCAGCTGGAGCGTGCGGGGCCGCTTCCCCCGGACCGGGGTTCAGGTGTGCCGCCGACGCTCACCGCGGCGGCCGTCGTTCATGCCACAGCCACTTCGAGCTGGTGGTTGAGCACATCAGAGAGGATGTCGGCGTCGAGCGTGAGGCGGACAACGTGGTGATCCGAGTCCGCCTCCGGGACCTCGATCACGTCAACGCCGACCACAGTTCCCAACAGGTCGCTCGTGGCGTAGATGCGGTCGATGCGTGAGTCCGGACCGTGGGTCTCGCAACCGTTGACCGTGCGAGAAAGCGCCTTCGCGCTCCCATCCCGCGTGTTCGCCCAGTGGCGCGCGACATCCTCCAGCCCCGCCGTGCGCAGCGCCTCGTCCGGGCGGGTGTCCATGACGCGCCTGCCGCCGGGCCCAACGAAGGATCGGTGCAAGCGGTGCGGCCGGTCGGCTATGGCCTTCAGTTCCGGCAAGGCGACGTCTCCCTCTACACCCGGTGAGGGGTACGAGTTGTTGTCCCCAGCCAGGAGAGCTGGCATCCGCACGGTCTCGCCGTCGGCCGTCGTCCACGTCTTGTCGGCCCAGACCGTGAGCCATTCGGCCTCGGCGAGCCGGGTGGTCGGGGAGGCGTAGTTCAGGTGGTACGAGGCCACCGCGATCGGCATGGATCGACTGCCCGCCGGCGTGAACCGCAAAGTCATGGCTGTCGGAGGCAGCACCCACATTGGGCCGGTCTGCGGCCACTCTCTCAGCGGCTGGAACTTGCGGGGGTCGGCGAACACCGCAGTGCACGCCCGCGGGCCCAGCCAGCCGCGCAGGCCGAGGACATCCTCCAGCTCGTACATGATCTCGTTGCCGTTGGCGTCCGCTCCCCACATCTCCTGCCGGAGGACGAGGTGCGGGTTGAGGGATACAAGCAACTCGTGCGCCCGGAGCCTCTTCGCTGCAATGCCCGCACCATTGCGCTCGAAGTTCCAGGACAGGACGGTAATTTGGGGCTTCCGGTTCATTGGTGGTCGCCTCCCGAGTTAGGCAGCCGTGGCGGCGCTGGGTGCCAGTGCGCGGCGCACACCGGAGAGGCTGAAGGTGGCCACGACGGGACAGTGATCGGACGCTTCACGGATCTCGTCGTTGACGATGACTTCCAGGCTCGTCAGGGCCTGGGTGACCTGCGGCGTGGCGTAGATCCGGTCGATGCGCTGCATCTCGCCTTGGTCCCTGCGCCACAGGGACGCGGTCGGAGAGAGCGCGCCGGGCTGGCGCAGCCGCGTTGCGGCGTACTGCCCCAACTCGACGAACACCGGAGGCCGGCCGTGGTGCGTACCGGCGAGGATGTGATCCGGACGCGTGTCGGAAACGCGCTGCCCATCCCGGTCGACCGTGCGGTGCTCGAAGTGACTGCGATCCTCCACCTCGTCCCAGTCCGGAAGGAAGGCCGCCTCATCCTCACTGTGCGGATAGGAGTTGCAGTCGCCACCGATGATCGCCGCCATGCCAGGCTTGCCCAGGGTGGTCAACCGCCGCGCCTCGTTGACTCGCCGGTCGGGATCGAAGGAGCAGAGGTGGAACGACGCGAGACTCAGGTTTGTCTGGGCACCCTTCAGCCGCACGACAGGGTTGCAGATGGGATGCCACATGCCGGTCGCGTGCTCGTAGAACTCGGTCGGCTCGCACAGGCCCGGATCGGTGTAGACGCCGGTCGCGTTTGCGGACTCCGGTGTGGCGCTGGCGAGGAACGCGCTGTGGCCTCCCAGACGAGCGGCCTCAGCCCACACCGCGCGCCTGCCGTACATGTCCGCGCGGGTCAGCTCCTGGCGCAACAGCACATGGGGCTTGAGAGCAGCAAGGACGTCCATGGCGAGATGCCAGCGTTCGTCCGAGCCATCACGGCCGGTGCCGTTGTGCTCGACGTTCCACGAGACCACGCGGAAGGCATCGTCATCGGACATACTCAAGGAGTCCCCCTCAAGGTGGATTGATGAAGGCGGTCAGCAAGCAGGGCGGAGGAAGCGGGGTCAAGAGCGAGCAGCCGCGACCTCCCGTTCGAGATCAACGACAGTGACGCCACGCAGCTCGCGCACGAGCTGGGAGGCCAGAAACCAGGGCCTGAGCAGACGTTCCTTGTAGGGCAGGGGCGTGTCCTCGTCCTCGTCACTGACCTTCACGGGCACGGGCCGGAGATCAGGTCCAGTCGTATAGAGAGTGCCGATCACCCCGTACAGGCGCGGCACACGTACCCGAAGCACCACAGCCCCCGCCCTCACCACGTGGCCACACTGCTCGACCGCAACCACAGCGCAATCAAGGCAGAGAGGCGGCTGCCAGGTAAGGGCGCCCTCCGGCCAATCCGGCTTCACAGAACCATCTGGCCTCGTCGCCAGGAACAGGTAACCTCTGGCGGTATGGCTGGCCCGTTGGACGACACACACCTGGCACCGGAGGCCCCGCATCGTCTCGCGCTGCCGAGACGGATGTACATCCCCCCATCGCGGAGACCCGGCCGGCCAACCGTCTTCGAGAATCTGGGAACAGCGGGCCCAGAGGATCCCTTGGTCGTCCCGGTCCCTAGGGCTCTCGTCCAGGTAGCAGATTCCTCTGCCGCCGGGGCGAAGCCCGAGCATTGCGGCAGATTCTGGGTCCTCGCCACGCCGAGCGGTGATGTACGGGACAACGGCATACCAGGGCATGGGAAGAGTAGTCATGCCGCAGCCCTCATAACGCGCGAGAGCGGGCGGTGCGGCTCGACGATCCGGCCGTCCGGAAGCAGCTCACCGGTGTCGTCGAAGAGCAGGACGCCATTGCACAGCAGGCTCCAGCCTTGCTCGGGATGGCAGGCCACGGGATGCGCTGCTTCCCGGTCAGTGGCCTCCGCGGCGGGGCAGGCGGGACGGTGTTGACAACGGCGGTACGCGTCCGGCTTGCGGAACACCGGTGACGTGGCGCGTGAGCTGGCTCGCACGGCAAGTTGGCCTTTCATCGCTGGGCTGGCGGCACTGGGCATGGCGACCGGCCGCCGCTCTCTCCGCGTAAGGAGCGGCGGCCGGGGCCCGGCTCCCTGCGCCGACGGGGGACGGCGTACCCACCAGGGAGCGGGCCGCTTCCTCCGCCCTGACCATCCCGGGACCAGGCCGTGCCCGTGTCGGCGAGCGCAGCGGTCGCGAGGTGGCGGAGGAAGCCATCTGCGGTCATCGCGGCGCAGGGGACAGCGGTCCGGCCGCGCGGAGATGACCTGTTCTTAGGGGCCGAGGTGAACGACGTACTGGTAAGTGAGCCAGCCGACGACACCGATGGTGAAGGAACCGACCACGGCGGCCTGGCCGAGGCCGAATCCAGTGCTGCTGATCGCCTTGTCGTGGTTGCGAAGGAGCGTCTGGTAGGGATGCTTGATCGCCCAGCGCAGGCGCGGCAACCGGCGCTTCCTTCTATGCGCGGCACTCATCATCGCCTCCCCCACTTCGAGCCGAAGAGTGCGAGGAGTCCGAAGGCGACCACAATGCCTAAGCCGATGGATGTCACGACACCCGCTCCTCACCGGTGAGGACGCGGTGCAGGCGGCGCCAGGTCCGGGGAGCGTCCGAGACGTGGAAGAAGTCGGGTGCGCGCTCCTCCAGTTCGTGTCGCGCGTCGAGCTGTTCCATGGCCTGCTGAGGCGTACGGACCGGCAAGGGGTCGTACGTGGTGCCCGGCTGAATGATCCGGGGCGTGGTATCGCGGCGTCCCTCAAGCATGGGTTGCCTCCACGGTGTTGGTTGTGCCGGCTGCCAGTCGCATGGCACCTGGGTGAGGAATCGGAGCCGGAGCGCAGCCGCGCTCATCGGACAGGGACGGATCTTCTTCTCCGCCACCCACGCGAACCGCACTGCACGGCGCGCTCCGGCCGCCGGCGCGGGCTCACCTCCCCCAGGAGATCGCCCCTCGCCGGCACAACTACGTTGGCGCTTATGCGGCTTCATCGGCAACCGAATCTGCGTTGAATATTCAGCTGAAGACACATTGGTATATGCCGAGATCCGCACAAGGGGCTGCGGAGCCCGCACACGGGATGCCACACTCTGCGCACACCAGCAGGTGATCCGCACAGCGGTATGGGGAGGGCGCACAGTGGCAGCGAAGCGTGGGGCAACCGGACGACGTCTGGAACTCGGGCTCCAGCTACGGCAGATGCGGGAAAGCATCGTCATGAAGACCGGCAAGCCAATGACGCGCAAGGCTGCTGTCACCGGCACGAAGCTCTCCGAGGCCGCGCTACAGCGCATCGAGACAGGCGCCCTGAACTTCCGGAACGTCGGTGACCTACGCAAGTTGCTGGACAAGTACGGCGTCACAGACGAGGAGGTCATCGAGACTCTTGTCGAGCTGAACCGCGACTCGTCGAACCAGGACTGGGTGACCCGCTACCGCAGAGTCATGCAGGCCGGTATGCCGACCTTCGTGGGAGTCGAGTCGGAGGCGCGGGAGATCCGCGTGTACCAACCGACGGCAGTCCATGGCTTGTTGCAGACCGAGGGTTATGCTCAGGCCATATTCGACATCGGGAAGCCGGTCGAGGAGACCACCACGGAGTTCTGCCGCCAGAACGTCGCGCTTCGCATGGAGCGCAAGGAGAGGGTCCTGCGGCGGGAGCCCGATCCGGTCAAGCTGTGGGTGATCCTGGGTGAGGCGGCGCTGCGCCACATCGTTGGGGACATAGAGGTGATGCGTGAGCAGTACGAAGAGATCACGAAGCTGGCTGCACTCGATCATGTAGCGATTCAAGTGCTCCCCCTCGCCGGCCGGGGCTACCGCGCATCCCACGACTTCGCCATCCTCGACCTTGGCGATGGTCTGCCACCGATGGTGCAGATCGACACCGCCTGGGGTGCCGTCTCGACCTCCGACAAGCCACGCGAGGTCGATAGGTTCAAGCGCCGATTCGACACGATGATGTCCTCGGCGCTCCCGCCAGAGGACACCGCCGAGTTCATGCAACGACTAGACCGAGAGTTGAAGAGCCATTAACACTCACATGCACCACCCCACGGCCCCCGAACTGGCGCCCGAGAGCGCCTGGTACAAGTCGTCGTACAGCAGCGGCGACACGGGCAACTGCATCGAGATTGTCAACCTGAGCAGTCAGATCGGCATCCGCGACTCCAAAGACACGAGCGGACCGGCGCTCGTCGTGTCGACTGCCGCGTGGTCGTCGTTCGTAGACCTCGTGCGTTCAGGTGATGTCGACCTGTAGTCATGGCACGGAGTGGTCCTCCCCAGGGGATTTGGGGAGGACCACTCCGCGTCTGCGCTTCACCCTGACGTACGGGTCCGACAATCGTCAGGTCGCACGTGGAGCGTACGCATGTTCTGACCTCTTCTCCCCATCGCTGCGCTGCCGCGGTAGCTGGGCATCCGGCCTAGGGCCGAAGGCCCGCCGACAGCGCGGATGCGAGATGGGCCACTCTGCTGCGTCCTCGACGGCTCGGAGCGTTCCAGTCGCCTTGTCCGGGTCCTGGTGAGAAGTCCACCCGCAGTCGGAGCCGTCGAAGACCTCAACGAAGCTGACACCGGCTTGGCGGGACCGGTTGAGGGTGCCCGCGTTGTACGCGACGGCTGACTTCGCGAGCGTGGCAGCCTCTGCCCACGCACGCACCGGGACGCGGGCTCCGTTGCGGTAGATGACGTGCGTCAGCTTGTGCTTCGCGGCGAGCCGGTCCGCGAGGTTCTTCGCGGCCCGCTTCGCGGTCATGTTGCCCGCTGCCAGCAGTGGCACTTCGCGGCGAGCAGCCTGCCGCACTGCCCGGTAGAACTGGCTGGCCATCCGTTCGGCTTCCTCGGAGCGGCGCAGGAAGTCGGCGTAGGAATCTGCTGCGAGCGACTGCAGTGCGTCACGGTGGAACGTGGTCCAGGTGAAGGTCACGCCCAGGGCCTCGGCAGCCGTCCGCCCGCCCTCTTCGTACAGATGAGGGAGCTGCCGCTGTACGAACTGCCGGGCCTCTTGATCCACGCGCTGCCGGAAGTCCCTGATCGCCTGCTTGAACTCCTCCAGAGTCGCCAGGGTGTAGGGAGTACGCGGATTGTCCGCGAACTTGGCGATCACCTCCCGCTGTTTGGCCTCCAGGCGCTGCCAGGCGTCCTCGAGTACGGCTGCGACGCGGCGCGCGATCTCGTCGGAGTCGCCGGGTATCAGTGGCGGCCACTCGTACGGCATGGCCGCTCTACCTTGTACGCCGAGACGGCAGGAGCGGCGCGGTGACCAGGTCGGCGCTGGCCCCTCCTGCCGCCGGATCATCCGGGGCGACGAGTCCAGTGAGGCCCGTGATCTGGCGCTCCAGTCCGGCAAGGTTGTTGCTCTGATCGATAGTGACCACGCCGTCAACGGTCATGCGCAGCGGTTCAGCGAGCAGCTTGGCACGGCGTTCGGCAAGAACCTCTGCGGCGACCGCGCGGGCTCGTCCGAGTCGGGCGTAGCGGGCAGCGAGGTCTTGTTCGTCCGTGGCGGTGCCGAGCTGCGCCCGAAGCCAGGCGAGGAGGATCGGGTCCATCAGTGCTCCTGGATGGCCGTGGCCCGCCCCCACCAAGGCGGGGCGGGGACGGGCTGAGGTGTCGTGTGCTCTTACTCGTCGGCGTCGGCGGCCTTCCTGCGCCGCCTCGGTGCCGGAGCCGTGGGTTCGGGCTCGGGCTCGGGCGGCGCGGTAAAGCCGAAGGGCTTCGGCTCGTCCTTCTTCGGCTCGTCCGGCTCGGACTCCTCCAGGCCGGGCGACGGCTCGTCGTCCTCCCAGGCATCCGGATTGGTGATCTCCGCGGCCAGGTCGTCGTCGGGCTCGTCACCCGGCTCCAACACGATCCACTCGCGCGAAGTCGGGTGCTGGACATGGACGGCGGTGGCGAGGCGGCGGCCCATCAGATCACCTTGGCCACGATGTGAGCGTCCGGCGTGTGCAGTACAGGCATCCCGACCGCCGCGCCCTTGGTCCAGATCTGAACCGGGTCATCCTGCGCACCGCGCGTGATGATGATGCCCGGACGGTCCTCCTTGGTGATCTCCGGGTTCGTGCCGCGCGACAGGGCCAGGCCCTCGGCGGTCACACCGAAGATCGTCTGCCCCCACTTCGTGCGGTCCGGCGGGAGCATGATCCACCGGTCTTCCGGGAGCACCTTTGTCTGGACGCCATCGACGCGCACCTGGCCCTTGTAGAAGGTGATCGGGGGCAGGCCGTAGTTATCGCGGACCACGTTGATCTGCTGCGGGGTGAGCGTCGCGGTCGGGGTGTTCGAGGGGTTCACCGAACCGTAGTAGGCGGCGCGGTAGGCGTTGTTGGCGGCGAGGAAGCTGAACGCCTTGCGGCTGGTGACCACCATGTCGGGGAACGGGGCGCCCCGGTCGTCGAGGTACTGGATCCACGCCAGCTCGTCCTTGATCGGGTCGGAGGTGGGGTCCGACCACAGCTTCGGCGCAGTCGGCAGATTGCCCGCCGGCACGCCCCAGTCCACCTCGATCGTCAGGCCGTTCTCCGCGTTGAGGGAGAACTTGCCGTCGACCAGGACGTCACCCCAGGCGAGTTCGACACGGGAGCGGATCGCCTCAACGTGCCGCTCGGTGTCGTCGTACAGCAGCTCGATCAGCCGGTCCTCGTCGGCACCGCGGGACGCCTCCAGCAGGATCTGCTCCTGCTCTCCGACGAGCAGCTTCTGTCCGAGCGGCGGCAGCATGCCCTCGCGGGTGGTCTGCCACGCCTCGCGGGAGGCGAACGGCACCGACGCGTCGAATGCCCGGTACTTTGCGACGTTCACGTAGCGGCCGTTGTCCTTGACCCGCCACTTCACCTCGTCCTGCTCCAGCGTCGGGATGATCCCGCCGTCCTGGGTGAGCAGGTGGTCCTTCTGCGAGGGGATGGCGCGGGCGAAAGTCGTGAGATCGCGGGCGGCGACGTTCTTGATCAGGTCCTGAATGGTCATCGTCGGTCGCCTCTCACACGTACCGGATCTGGGGACCGGTCACCGACGGGGTGACCTTGCTGGTGTCGATGCCGCCGGGGACCTTCGCGGCCACAACGACGCCGTGCCACAGCAGCGCGGCGGGGGCCTTCGTTGCGGTCGGCGCGAACAGCACCTCGGCGAAGACGTGACCAGCCAGGACCTGGCGGCCGTCGGTCGCCGCCGGGTCGAAGGCGCCGTACAGGCCACTCGCGGTGATCTTGCCGACGGGCACACCGGACAGCACCCGGCTGTACGGCTGGTTGGTGTCGGCCGACGCGGCAGTGTGCGTGCCTGCGGTCAGCTTCGACATGTCGAGCGTGATGGTCTCGGTGGAGTCGGTGCCGTGCAGCGCCGCGAGCCAGGCCCGGTCGGCGGTGTACGACGTCGATGTGGTGATGGGCTGGAGTGTCACAGCCGTCCTCCCGTGGACGTGAAGCGAATCGGATTCGCGCACTCACCTGGTGGTGGCGCCGTCCACGGGAGGAGCGAGGGGCGTGGTCCCCATGTCCGGCCTGCCCGCCGGTGGGGTCATGGTGTGCGCCATGACGTCGCTGAGCCTGGTCAGTCGGAGCTGATGAAGCCCCGACGCCGAGCCATTTCCAACCCGGCCGCGCCGGGCTTGGGCGGCAGGCCGCCACGCGATGGCGGCCCGCCGGCGGGAGATCCGCCAGGAGCGGGCGGTGTGGTCTCGCGGGTCTGGCCGAACAGCTCCGGTCGCCGCTCCTTCAACTGCTCGGCAGCCGCGGCGACCGCATCCTCGTCGGCGTCGGGATGGTCGTCGAGGGCCCGGTCGATGAGAAGTATGGCGTCGCTGAGGTCGTCTCCGGCTGCGCCGAGTCCAGCGAGAGCCGCACGTCGGATGGCGGCGCATTCCCGGGCTGCGGCCTGGGCCTCGCGGGTCTCGGCCGTCCTCAGCATTTCCTCGGCGGCCTGCTCCCGGCGTTCGACCTCCGTCAGCGCGGCCTGTTCGGCGTCGCGCTTGGCGGTGATGAACTCGGTCAGCGCCTCGGAGTTGTCGAAGCCAAGTTCGCCGAGCAGCTTCTTGACGGCGGCGCGTCCGCCTTGCGTCTTCTCGCGGGCCAGCAGCCGAGACAGATCCTCCTGCGAGACGGCATCGCCCAGCGTCCCGCCGTCGCCTTCGCGCTTGTTGGAGTCATCCTCCGGGGAAGCACCGAGGATCGGGTAGATCGGCCGCCCGTTACGACGGTGCCCGAGCGGCACGTGCGGGTTAGGGAGCATAGGGCGCGTCATGCGTGAACCATCCACAGGTCTCCAGCGCCCCCGCACCGATGATCAGTCTAGCGATCTGCGGGACCGGGCTGTTTCCTCATGGGCTTGACAGCTCAAGTCGGGCGACGCCGGTGATCGCAGGCCCGAAGGGAGGGTTTCCATTACGCCTCTGGAAGAGGAGTGATGGCGTGCACGATTGTGGCAGCGTGATCACAAGCGGCCACAACTTCGGCCCATGTGGGCCGCACCCCCGCATGCGCAGCCCGATTCCTGATGTTTGCGAGTTGCGCGCCAAGCTTGTTCTTGGACACACCTGGATCCGCGCCCAGCTCCGTACAAAGACTGTGCAGACTCATCAGTCCATTGACACCCTTGATCACTTCATCGATGAATGACGCACCGACGCCCCTCGAAGTGAGTTCGCGAGTGATGTAGCCACCCATCGCCACCTCGACGGCCGTGGCCGCATCAACGACTGCTTTGCGGGGCATGGCCCCAACCTTCGCCTCCACAGCTTCGAGTAGCGTGCGGTGCTCGGGAGGGAGCAATTCGCCAGCAGAAGCACGCCGCATCGCACCGGCAACTTGGTCTCGGTTGAGGGGCCTTGGCCAGACATACACGCCTCGTTCCCTCGGCCCGTTGCTGATGACCGCTCCTTGATCGTCCACAACGTGCACAACGGAAGGGAGGTACGGGTCGAAGTCCTGCATCGGCTCACCACTCCAGGCACAGGCCCATTCCTGGAAGATGCGGAACCACGAGAAGAACTTGTTACCGAGATCACGAACAGGCTCGTCCAGCACATCCTCTTCAGGATCGAGGATCGGCGAGATGGCTACTGCCTCGACGTAGCAGATGCGCTGCGTGCTGCGATACCCCCACACATCCGTGCAGGTGCGCAGCAGGGCCTTGGGCAGCGCCTCACCGGTCACGTCAGGCGGCGCGATGAGTCGGTCCAGCCGCCCAAGGCGGTCAGGGGGCGGGGTGAACTGGGCTTCACCTTCGAGGACGGGAAGGGTAACCGTGACTTGGTGTCTTCCGATCGTCACGTCTAAGGCAAGCCCCAACACCTCCACATCAACGGGCACAGGGCGCGGGAACTGGGCTATGCCGGGGTACCGATGGTGGGACGACATGCGTCGATTATCCGGGGCACAGCCACCGTGAAGCTCGGAGTTTCCCCCTTACCTCACTCGCCACGTGCTTCGGCTGGAATCAGGGGCGTGTTCGGCAACTCCGGGTCGGCTTCGGGCAGCCCGAGGTATTCGCGGACAGCAGCATTGTCCCCGGTGGCGTCCGCGAGACGGGCGGCGGCCTCGAATGCGCGGGCCTGGATTCGCTCGATCTCCGCTTGGGCGTCTCCGATGGGATATCCGGCGTCGATCAGCATTCGGACGCCGGTCTCGACGGACAGCACACCGGCGCCCACGCCCTTGACCACCTCGTCGAGCACGGCGGCACGGTCGGTGGGGGTGTGCGGCCCCCACATCAAGCGCGAGGGAAGGGACTCCCCCGCGGGCCATCCCTCGGCCTGCCCGGCCTGGTGGAGCCGCTGCACCATGCGCAGCAGGATGGCGTACTTGTGATTGCGGGCCAGGCGCATTGCGGCGACCAACGTGTCTAGCGGGCCGAGGGCCAGCTGTAGGGCGTACCCGGAAGGCAGGGCTGTTGGGTCGAGAGTGCCGAGGCCGGCGGCCGTGAGGCGGGAGTTCGCGGCGATGCGGTCGAGGATGTGGTCGACGCGGGCGCGCAGTTCGGCGAGCTGGGCGGAGGTGTCCAGGACATCCATGCGTCCGTTGTCGTTGAGCTGCCACACCGTCCCGGCCCGGACCTTGACCGGGAGAGGTTGGCCGGTGGCGCGGTCGATGGGCAGGCGGGCACCGGCCAGGCCGATGATCGGCGAGCCGGTGGTGGCCGAGGCACCGGAGCTGTCGGTGTCGGTGGCGGACAGCTCATCGAGGGCCTGGAGGACGGTGGCGACGGTCGGCTTGCCCCAGTGCTCGCCACTGGCAGGGATGGAGTTGGTGACGTGGATGAGGGGGATGAAGTCCACCATCAGGTCGAGCCGGTCGAGGACTTCACCGTCGGATCGGACTCGGTAGGTGGCCTTGTGCATGGGCAGGTCGTAGAGGAAGTCGGCGTACTTGAGGTCGTCCAACTCCCATTCGGCGTCGGTGAGATAGCACGTCCACGGGGTCGGCCGGTTCGGAGCCCACGGGTAAGTGCGGGTGATCACGCCGGTCTCCCTGTTGAGGGAGTCCCCCCTGGCGAGGACCGGTTCGCCGTCGTCGGCGTAGATGTACTCGCGCACGGCGTTGCCGTTCTTCGCGGTGCCGCGTCGGCTGGCCGGAGCGATCGGCCCGAGTTCGTAGGTGACGCGGCGGAGCCTGGCTTTCAGGCCGCGCCGCTTGTCCTCCGGCAGTTCCCAGGCCAGATGGACGCGCATGGGGAACTCGGCTCCGTCTTGCTCGCCGTCCTCGGGCCACTCCGGGAAGTACAGGCCCGGATCCCATGTGCGCAGCAGGACGCGGCCCTTTGCCGGGTCCCAGGCGAGGCTGTAGACCGCGTCGCCCAGCAGGATCGCTGTGCGCTCGGCCTGCTGGATGCGCAGCGGCAGCAGCTCCTTCTCAGCCCATGCCCTCAGCTTGTCCTGGACTGCGAGCGCCATAGCGGCCTCGTCCGTCGGTTCGTCGTCGCCGTGCTCCGCGCCCGCGACCGTGATGGTCTGGTCGGAGCCGAGGAGGTAGCCGAGGGCGGTGTCGACGAGCTTCGAGGCGTCGCCGAGTTCGCGCCGCTCGGTTCCCGCCTCGTCGTCCCCGGTTATGGCTGCGACCTGGCCGGCCTGGTTGGAGTCGTACGCGGCCAGCAGGCGGTAGGCGGCGAGGCGGCGCAGGTCCTCGTCGGGGACCCAGGATGAGGTCAGCTCCGCCCAGGCGTTGCGCCCCGGTCGGCGCGGGTCGGCCATGACTGGCTTGTAGTCCAGCCAGCTCCAGACGTCGGTGATCAGCTCGCGCAGGCCCACTGTGCCCCTCCAGGCAGTCGGCCCCGCGCCGCAGGCAATACCCTACGTGCCCGAGGTCCACCCCAAGATCGCTCATAACGACTTGGTAACGTCCAGTAGGGGCATGCCGGGGCTTCTATCGGGGTTTCAACGCATAATCGCTGCTCAAGCACCCGCAATTCTCACGTGACGACCTAAAGTCACCCTCTTGCATCAGGGTGACTGCGCTAGCCTTCATGGCATGGGAGGTGGGGCGGTGACCAAGGATGAGCTGAAGGTTGGCGAGGTAGTGGCGCGGCGCGATCTGCACGCGCGCTTCGGCGGTACTCCTCAAGGCGGTATCTCACCGTCGACCCAGGCCCAGATGGTGATGGTCTTCGTCGCCGAGCGACCAAGCCCAGATGACTTCACGGGGTGGGGGGAGGACGGAACCTTCCACCTCTCGGGCGCCGGCATGCACGGCGACCAAGAGATGACGCGAGGGAACCTGGCACTGCTGCGCCATAAGGAGCAGGGTCGCGCAGTGCACCTGTTCCACCAACTCCGTAGGCATTCAGACGAACCAGGTCGGCTCTATCGCCACCTGGGCCGCTTCGAGGTCGACGCTGAACAGCCGTACTACGTCGCGGACGCAGCAGACGCCAACGGCCACATGCGGACCGTGATCGTCTTCCGGCTGCGGCCGGTCGGAGCCACCGTCCCCGACGGACCGCGCCTGCCGGTCACTCCGCTGACCGAAACACGCATCACCAGGGCACCTGAATTCAGCGCCGAATTCACCATCCGCGAGCGCCGACAGCCCCAGGAAACCGCGGGGGCCATCGTCAAACGCTTGACTGCGGACTACGCCAGGCACCTAAACGGGCTCGGGCGCGAGGTCGTCACCGCCCAGGTGCGAGTGAAAGGCGAAACCTGGGTTGCTCGCGTCGATCTCCTGGACGCCACCGAGAACAGACTCATCGAGGTGAAGCACAGCGCCACCCGGCAGTCAGTTCGAACGGCGATCGGTGCCCTCATGGACTACCGCCGCTTCTTCCACCCAACTCCCACCCTCACGCTGCTCGTGCCCGCGGCGCCGAGAGAGGACCTGCTCGACCTCTGCGCGTCCCTGTGCATCGAGGTCGTATGGCCGAACTATGGGGGAGGAGGCTTCACGTCGACCCATGACTAACGGCTGAGGCAGTACGCGCACTGCAATGCGCCGCTGCCCCAGCCGCCGTCTGGTTACCACAGGGGTCCTAGTCGCTGTGAGTAACCGTGCGCCCTTGTCCAGCAACGAACAGGAGCTACTCCATTATGTGCGAAAACAACACCGTGCTCGAAGTCAGCAACGGCCACGACGCCACCGCGGCCCGAATCTACGGGCTCGCCCTGGTGGCCGGCGTGCTGCTGATCATCTTCGGGGACACCAGCCCGGTCGAAGCGTCGGGGTTCGTCGCCCCGTTCCTGGTCATGTTCGAGCAGCGGCGGTAGCTAGCCGGTGGCGGTCGCTCCAGTGGTGCGACCGCCACCGTGCCCGAGGCAGAGCACACCATCGGTTCACACCACGCATTACGTCCTCTGCCCGGCCGCCTCAGCCACGGCCTCGTCGTAGCCGGGCATGCCCGGGGCCGGAATTGAAGAACAAGCTGCGAGGAAGCCACCTCGGTCGCCTGCGCTCTGCTCGTGCTCGCCGAGCTGATCCCATCGGTCGGCGCACTCCTTCTCGCTCGGGCTGGAGTAGGAAGGTGCTGCGCCACTGGCGATCTTCTGTCGCTGCATGGCCAGCCCTTCTCTGCGCCCGAGCTGGTACGTCTCGCGAACGCGGTCGAGGTGCGCGGTGCGCTGCTCCTCTTTTGTCGGCTTCTCGGTCCCGGTCGAACAGCCCGTAAGACAGACAGCCGCGAGCGTTGCGATGCACAGGGCTGTGGCCCAACTCCCCCTGATCCCCATGCCCGGAGGCTAGCAGCGCGGGAGCACCCAGCAGTTGTCCACAGGCACAAGGCTGATTAGCCGCAGAGTTCGCGAAAGCTGCCACGATACGGAGGTGCAGTGCATAGGGTCGGCTTGCTACAACTGTGGGTCACCCATCCCGCTCGCCTGTTCATGAGTTCGGGCATGTCCTCTACGCCTTAACGGTGAAGGGAGAGTGTGATGGGAGAGCACGCCAAGCCGAAGCGGAGGCAGCTGACTGGCCGCCGAGTCTGGTTACTCATCCAGATCGCGGTCTGGATGAGCAGCCACTTCGGCGACCAGTAGCCGGGCTGGGCATCGGCCGTTCTCGACTGGCATCTTGGCGGCCGGTGCCCGCATCTCGCGGGTGGTGCTCACTCAACAGGGGTCACCCCCCGGTGGGGTAGCCCCTGCCGAGCATAGCGGGATGACGCGTAAAACTTGCCTCCTGTGAAGAACACGTACTCACGTGAGTATGTGGCCGTCCACTGCGCGGCTATGGGCCGTTTCTTCATGGGGCCGTTTTACTGTCAGCAGGCCAGCCGGTTCAGCGGCGCCCGTCGAAGCGGTCGTCGTCGATGTCGGATGGCAGGGTGTCCAGTTGATCCGGGTCGGCTAGTTCGGTCAGCCCATGCACCGCGGCGTCCATGCGGTCCGGGCTATCCATTCCCTCGACCCAGGTGACCATCTGGTCCTCCAGTTCGCTGTACTCACCGACGTGGTGGACGAGCTGCTGTTCGTACAGCTGTGCCACCGGTGCCGCGCGCAGGCGCTTGCCCACCTTGGCAGTGACTTCCAGGATCATCGGCATGAGCAGTCCCTTGGTGACGCCTTCGCGGCGTAGCTGCTCCCATGCCTGCGTGACGATCTGGCGGGCCATGTCTCCGCCATAGTTCTTCTCGACCACGATCGCGTCGGCCTTGAGTTCGAGCGCGAGGCGGCAGGCGGCCAGGCCCCAGTCATTCGCGCCCATGGAGCCGGACCGGTCGGCGAGGACGTACAGCTGCCTGTCGAAGTCCCGACCGACGCCTATGACGCCGGTCTCGTCGCCGACGGTGGACTCTCCGCCGGCGGGGTCGACTGCCACGACGATGCGCGCCATGTCGATGCCGGAGAACTGGACGGCGTTGATGCGGGCGGTGTCGATCCACTCGCGCTTCCAAACGCCTCCCTCGGGCGGGCGGGGCTTTTGCATGTAGAGGGCGCCCCAGACCCGTTCGCCGACACGCTTACGGGTTCGCGCGTGGTGGGCTACGTCGAATCGCTGGGGCCACAGCGGCTCGCCGGGTGCCCGGCCGAGCGGGTCATCGGGGCTGTCGGCAAGGGCCGGGAGGTCGATGACGCGCCATGCGTCTCGCTCGGTGGCGAGGATGCGCCCGGCGAGGTCGTCCTCGTGCCAGCGCGTCTGGATCAGGCAGATGGCTCCGGTGGGTTCGAGTCGGGTCTGTATTACGGAGGTCCACCAGTCCCAGGCGCGTTTGCGCATGGTCGGCGAGTCCGCGTCGGCCATGTCCTTGACCGGGTCGTCCACGATGGCGATGTGGGCGCCGCGTCCGGTGAGGCCGCCTCCGATGCCCGCAGCGAGGAGCCCGCCTTCGCCGCCGACGATGTCGAAGCGGTTGGCGGCCTTGCTGCCGGCCGCGAGCTGGATGCCGAGGTCGTCGCCCCAGGTGTAGATGGCGTCCCTGATCCATCGGCCGTGGTCGTCGGCCAGGTCGGCGGAGTAGCTGGCGATCATCATGCGGTGGCCGGGGTTGCGCCTCAGGTACCAGAGCGGAGCCCAGCGGGAGGCGCGTCGGCTCTTGCCGTGCCGCGGGGGCATCGTGAGCATGACCCGGTCGCACCGCCCCTCGGCCATGTCGATGAACGCGCGGTCGATCAGGTCCAGGTGCGGTGCCTGCATCTCTCGCCCGCCGGTGAGGACGGCGGCGAGCGCGCCTGGCGAGCGGTCCATGGCCAACTGACGCTCCGCGCGTGCCAGCTCAGCCCGTAGCGTCGGGGAGGCGGACCGGGCGATGGCACGGCGTTGGGCTGGCGGCAGCGTCTTGTAGTGGGCGATGACGCTCTCGTTGTCCCGGGGCCTCATTCGGCGTCCGGGTCGGTCAGGGCGATCAGCGCGTCGAGTTCGTCGGCGGTGACGTTCTCGATCTGCACCGGCCCGCCGTCGGGGCCGGACAGCTCCGTCCTGACGGGCATGTCGAGGCCGAGCAGTCGGGCGCGCCGTTCCATGATCCGCAGGGTTCGGTCGATGGCCGCGAGGTCCTGGTCCCGGACGGCCTTCTTGTAGGCGACGAAGAACAGCCGGTCGAGCCGGTCGGCTTCAAGCGCGCGCAGCTCGTCAACGTCGTCGTTTAGCTCGGCGCGGCGGTCGGCGAGTGCTGTGCGGACGTCCCGGCAGGCGGCGTGGATCAGGGCCTCGTCGGTGGGCGGGTCCTGGTTCTTGCGGTACCGCTCGATGCCGTAGCCCTGGGGGTAGGCGATGCCGTCAGAGTTCGCGGTCGGGTCGGCAGCCAGCTTGCGGGCGATCGTCAGCCAGTCCACGCCGGCGAGTCGTAGGTCGATGGCGTCCGAGCGGCGGCGCGCGATGGCCGCCCGCGCGGCTTTGTCGGGGCGTCCCACGGCGGGGTCCTCCACAGCTCGGGTGCGCCCCCGCGCCCGGGTCCATGATCGCACCACCGGCGGGAGCAGGCGCTCCGCCTCTTCACCTGTTCCCCAGACAGCGACTCTGCGGCCCACTACCATGTCGGCTGGAAGTCCGGGAAGCGCCCCCACAGTTGAAGGGCGTGCACTCCCGGGTGCTCCGAGAAGTCCGGGCGGATCCAGCGACCTGCCTGACTCGCCACGGTGCACGGACGAGCGACCACTTTCGCGACGCCAAGAGAAGCCAGAAAAGTCTGAACGCCCTGAGTTTCTATCGCTGGTACGGAACTCAGTTCAGCCACAAGTTGTGGCCGAGCTGAGTATGCGTGCCCGCATTCAGTTCGGCCCTGTACAGAAAGGGACCGAACGGTGGACTCGTCTGCGGTTCTTTGGATTCTCGCCTGGTCGGGCGTGATCTCTGTTTTGATCTTCGTCCTGACCGGAATCTTGGGGCAGCTCCTCCCCTTGATCGAGGCGTGGCGCAAGCTGCGCAGCACTTTCCGGGACGACAGCGAGCGGAACCGTTCGGAAGGCAGCGAGTTGGCGCTCGCACAGGAGTGCACAAATGCGCCGACCGCCGACCCGGTGCAGTCCGAAACTGCTGGATCAGCGATCGGCGCGGAGCGGCATGGCGAGGCGGATTCCGCCGCACCGGCGCCGCCGTCACATCAGTGACATCTGCTCGCCTTCACCCGGCCTCTTGGGCGGAATGAACTCCGGCGGCGCATCCGGCGCATCCCGGCGGGTCCGCAGCCACCAGGCGAACTGGTAATTGCGGCAGGTGCGGTAGCGCACGGAGTTCCGGCGCGGCTCGTCGGCGGGAATGCTGTGCTCGCCCCATCCGGTGATGGGGCGAGCGTTGGCGAGGTGTACGTGGAGTCCCGGCACCATGGCGGGGCCGTCCCACTCTTCGCCCGGGGCGCCCTCGAAGGCCAGGTGGGCGTTCTGACTCCAGTTCCAGGGATTGGGCAGAGCGCACAGGTACCAGGCCAGCGGCGGGTTGTCCTGAGGGAGGTCGACGGTTTGGTGGCGGCGACGTACGTCCACCCGCGGGCGGTCGGGCCGGCCGAAGCTGCGCAGGCAGTGCTGGTCGAGGGCGACGTGCCGCACGCCAGCCAGCCACATGATGTGGTACCGACTTCGGGATTCGATTTGGATTTGTATTCGCTGCGACATGCACTCCCCAATTGCGTTCCCTAACTGGAGAGAGATTCATTTCTCTCTACTGTCAATTTTATCAAATTTCCCACCAATTCCAGATGCCTGTCATGACGGAAGCCATTCGGATAAGGCATGTTGAATTCCTCTTCGAATGCTTTCTCGTATTCCTCTTTGGGGAGCGCGATGGGACGGCGACATGTCGCTTTGAGGTTGGACCCGCTGAGGTCGGTGACCTTCACTTCCTCGAAGTAGCGGCGCAGCATGGGCTCCAGCGTCTCGGGGGTGTGGAAGCGGAGCTTCTGCCACTTCCCCTTGACGAAGTTCATCTCGACGTTGTCCTCGTCGAGGAAGCTCATCTTCGTGGTCGCGGTCTGGGAGGTTACGCGCTTGGCCTGCTCGTCACGAAGTTCGCGGGCGAGGCTCCGCGTACCGAGGCAGACCACTCCGTCGGCGGCGCACAGGGCGTTGACGGTGGTCATCACCCAGTGCTGGTAGCCGAGCGAGGTGGTGGCGTTGATGACGGAGTCGAGGACAACGACGTCGTACAGCCCGTTGGCCTGGATGTCCTTGTCGATGTCGCGGATCATGCCGACGACCGCGCGGATGTCGACGGCGTATGAGCCGTCCCGGCAGCGGTAGGGCTCGTAGTCGTGGATGTTGAAGCCCTTGGCGCGCAGGTGCTTGGCGTAGTCGCCGTATCCGGCGCCGAAGTCCACGACGCGGTGTGTGGGCTTGAGCCAGGGGGTGACGAGCTGGTCCCACGTTTCGGAGCCGTAGGCGAGCTTCCCCGCCTTGGCCTTGGAGGAGAACTGCCTGAGCCTTTTGGGCTGGACGATGTGCTGGTTCCAGACAGGGGCCTTGTTCTCGATCGCGGTCCAGTCGTAGACGCCGTACTCGCCGGTGAGGTCGGCGTGGAGCTGTGCTGCGTCGGCCGAGGACACGGTCCAGGCGAGGACATCGAAGCGCGAGAAGGAGGCGACCACGGCGTACTCGGCGTTGAGGACGATGCGGCCCTGGTCATCGATGACGACGCTGCCCCAGGGGCCGTGGCCGGCGGTCATGTGGCCGATGGCGTTGACGAAGGACAGGTTCTTGCGTTCAGCGACGCGGATGGACTGCCACGGTATCCAGGACCAGGCGCCGATCTCGCCGGGCTCGGCGTAGACGATGCTGGCCTCGGTCTCCACGCGGTTGTGGAGCAAGTTGAATTGGATCTCGTCCTGCAACCTGACCTTGGTGCCGAGCATGACCGCGGGGGTGTGGGTCAGACCGATGGCCTTGAGTCCCTTGGTCCTCTGGTGACCTGCGACGAGGGTGCCATCCGCGTTGAGGATGACCGGCTTGACAACACCGTGGCGGCGCAGCGATGCCTGGAGCCGGACGAAGGCCGTCTCGCTGAGGCGGCGCGGGTTGTAGTCGGCGGGGCGCAGTTGGTCGAGCGGGTACGCCTCGTGGAAGGTGGTGGTGGGTGCCTTGCTCATGCGGGTTCGCCCTCCTGGTGGGCTTCCTGGAGGACGTGCCAGCCGAAGCCGAGGTCACTGTTGGTGTCGTCGACGAACTTCGCGTAGATGGCGTTGAGGGCTTCGACTTCTTCGGAGGTGATCCGCACTCGCTTGGACTCCCACTGGAGGTAGCCCCACTGGAGGTAGTCGACCGTGGCGGCAGCTCCGGTGCCCGCGCCGTCCGATGTCAGCTCCAGTGCCTCGGGGAGTGAGGTGTCGTCCAGGAGTCGGTCGACGCTCTCGCGGTCGTATCCCGTACCCGCGAGGTCGGGGATCTCGGAGAGGACTTCGGCGAGCAGGGCGCTGTCGTACCCGGCGAGGTCGTTGGTCCGGTTGTCGACGATGACGATGCGGGCCGCTGCTTCGTCATCGACGTCGACCCAGGTGGCCGCGATCTGTTCCCAGCCGAGCTGCTGGGCGGCGGCGACGGTGTGATTGCCTGCCAGGATCTCGTTCGGCCGCCCGGTGTGGGTGCCTTTGTTCACCACGACCGGCCGGTACTGGCCGTTGACCGTCAGCGACTCGGCGATGGATGGGATGTCGCCGCTACGGGGGTTGCGGTAGTACGGCGCCAGGTCCCCGATGGGGACGGCCAGCGGCAGGAGCTGTTCGGGGATGTTGGCGAGCGCGGTCACGGTCGTCCCTTGTGTAGGCCGTTCCCCGCGCCCTACGCACGCCAACACTAGACGATCACTGGGCTTGTGGCGGCTCCGAGTCCACGTGGCCGGCCTGTGCGGTCGAGCCTGTCTCGGTGGACGTCGTCTCCTTCGTGACGATGGCTCGGTAGTGGCGGAGTTCAGCCCGTATGGAGTCGAGCTGGTCGTCTGTGATGGTGCTGGCGGTGAGCTGATCGAGGTCGACCGGCTCACCGCCGCAGTGGCGCGAGGTGGTCATGGCGCCTGAATCTAGCGGTTGTTGCAGCGACAGATGCCGGGCGGCAGGCACCACGAATCGCACGAGTCGCACCACACAGCTCCAGGAACCGGCGGGACGCGGGTTTCCATCGTCTCCTGGTTGTCGTGATTCATGCCGCTCTTCTCCTTGATCGTGGCGAGATGGCCGCTTCGAGGTCGGCCAAGTGCCGCTGGGCGTCGTTGTTCTGGCTTCTTGGGGCCTTTAGACCGGGGTCGCGTTCGATGAGGGCGTTGATCGGCGGGCCGTCACGCTCGACGAGGAGGCGCAGGTACAGCTCGCGGTCCGCTGGATCCCCCTTGAAGTCCTCTGCGTTCATGGCGCTCCCGAGTGCACGGGGACCCGCCCCCGTGGGCGAGGGCGGGTCCGGGCGTGATCGTGGACGTGGCGGCATCCCGGGTGGCTTCACGTCGGCGCGGAGCCGGTGCCTGGCGGGTAGGGCGCGGGGGATTGGCCACCCGCCAGGCACCGAAGGGGATGCCGCATGCCACGGCATGTTGGTGGGCCGGTTCCTCGGCTGTGGCCGTTCCCGCCAACGAGATAGACCGTATCACTCTTGAGTGTTGGGATCTATCTTGCGCAAAGAGTGGTCCCGCCCGTCATGCGGCGCTCCGTAGCCGAGCCCGTCGAGAGGCGCTGTTCCGTGAGCGGTCGGTTCGTCTGTGAGGAACAGGTCCTGCTGCACCGCGCGGGGCTGAGCGGTGAAGCCCTCGGGCCTGAGCGTGATCTGTCGCATGCCGCGAGGGGGAGCCACGTCGCGGACCGGGATGACCGCGATCACAGTGGCCACCCCTACCGCCGGGAACGCGTCTGCGGGCAGCTCCCACAGGGTTCCCCGCGCCTCCCAGATCCGGGCGAGGAAGTCATTGGTCCTGTGATCGCCCCGGTAGGTGAGGCTGCCGTACATGATCGCGACGAGGAGGCCGCCGGGCTGGATGAAGCGCAGCGCCCGCTCCACGTGCCGGATGTCCTGGCGTCCGGCAAACGGCGGGTTCATGATGACGCGCTGGTAGCGGCGCTGCACCGGCACGCTGAAGAAGTCGGCGTTCGTGACCTGCCGGGCGTACCCGCCGGCGCGGATGTGCTCGGCGCGGGCGGTGTCGAGTTCGACGCAGTCCACGATGGCCCCGCGGGCGGCGACGGCTTCGGCGATGGCGCCGCGCCCCGCCGAGGGCTCCAGCACCTCGCATCCAGTTTCGAGTTCGGCCAGGTCCAGGAGGCGTTCGACCGTGGGCTCCGGCGTCGGGTAGAACCCCCGGTCGACATCGGTGATCACCTCGCCCGTGGCGAGCAGCCCGGCTATGGCGTCGGCGGCGTCGATGGTGAAGATGTGGGCCTTCTTGTAGCGGTGCCAGACGCCGCCCACCGTGTGAAGGGCGAGGTTGACGCGCTCGTACAACTTGCGTTCGAGCTGGCCGTTCAGGCGGAGCGCCGGGCCGTCGACCGTGGCCGCGCGGAGGACGTCGAGAACGTCGGGATCTATCTGCATGGTTGGGTCTCCTGATCAGGCGTATTGGGTGCAGTTGGCGGCGAGCGGATGGCCCTTGTGGTCCGCGCAGACGGCGTCCCCCGTCGCAGGGTCCGTGCCGCCGTCACACAGCTCGCACACCCAGTAGCCGCAGACGACGCAGATCGCGGAGGCGAGCTGGTTGTGGGTGTCGGCCAGGTCGGCGTCGCAACGGCGACAGATCTCGGGCGGTAGGGTGCCGTCTTCGGGCCAGGTCTTGAGGCCGTTGATGCGCTCGGGCCGCTTCATACGGTCTGGCCCTCAGCCTCGTTCGTGGCGCCGGCGACGAGCAGCGCCGCTTCGAGTTCCACCAGGCGCGCCGCGACCATGATGGGGAAGCGGACATAGACGGAACCACCGGCCTGGTTGAGGAGTTCGGCTGCGGCGAGGAAGGTCGCGTTGCTGGCCTCGTTCAGAACCTGCGGGTCGTTGTCGCGGCGGGCCTTGACCAGATGCTGCGCGGCCTCCCGAACGAGCTGGGCGGCGTCGGAGTCGTACTCCTCAAGGGCGTTGGCCGTGGCCGGCACCCCCTCGAACAGGTTGCGATTGATGTTGCGCATGGTGCGGATGTCGTTCATCACTGTGGGTCTCCCGGTGGAAAGAGGGGGCGGCCCGCTGGGGGCCGCCCCGGGATGGATCGTTCAGGCCGCGATGGCGACCGGCTCGGCCTCGGCGTCCCCCGCCTCCGGTTCCGGGGCGCTCTCCTGCTCCGTGTCGTCAGCCGCCTCGGCCTGCGGGACGGTGGACCCCGCCTCCGCGTCCGTCTCCGAAGTAGCGTCGGCGGTCGGCTCGGCGGCGGGCTCCAGGCTGGCGAGCGCGGCGTCGGCCTCCGCGACCAGGTCGGGGGCAGCCGCCGCGGGGTTGACCATGATCTCGCTGGCGTCGGCGTGCGCCTTCGCCTGGCGGAGCTGGAAGCGGGCCTTCTGGACGAAGTTGGCGACGCGGTCCATCTGTTCCAGCCGCTTGCCGACCTGGCCCTCCAGGGTGCGGGCCAGATCCATCGGGTCGGCCTTGCCGATGGCGTCCAGCAGCTCGCACATCCGCTCGATCTCGTCCAGGTCGCTCTTGGTCTTGGCCTGTGCTCGGCTGCGCTGGGCCTTCTCCTCGGGGGTCATCTCCTCGATGTCGACCATGGAGTCCTGCTTGGCCGCCTTCTCCTGCTTGCGCATGGCGTAGGCGATGTGGACGAGCTGGTTGTCGCTCTTGTCGCCCTTCTTCCAGTCCTCGAAGACCGCCTTCTGGTTGTCGCGCGACAGGGCGGCGATCTGCACGGCTGCCTGGGTGCCGATGTGCCCAAGGTCGACGGCCGTCTGGATCTCGGGGCGCAGGGCGAGCAGGGCGAGGCGCTGGTTGACGTACTGGACCGACTTGGAGAAGGACTTCGCGACGGTCTCCGGGGTGGCGCCCTCCTCGCCATCGAGGACCTTCTTGAAACCACGCGCCTCCTCCAGCGGCAGCATGTCCTCACGGTTCAGGTTCTCGGCCATCGCCTTCTTGAAGGACTCCATGTCGCTGATCTCGGCGTCACCCTCGGCCAGCAGGATCTTCGCCTCGATGGTGATGTTGCCCGCCTGCTCGTTGGCGCGGAAGCGGCGCTCGCCGGCGACCAGCTCATACCCGCCCGCCTCGACCTTACGGACCACAATCGGCTGGAGGAGGCCGTGCTCCTTAATGGAGGCGGTCAGCTCGTTCAGCGCCTCCTCGTCGAAGGTTTCGCGCGGCTGGTTCGGGTTGCGGCGGATCTGGCGCATCTTCAGGCTGGCGTATTTGTGCGGCATTTCGGGCTCCAAGAGGTCAGTGGGGGCTTCTCCTCTCCCCCTCCTTCTGGTTCTATTCTATATGCATTCCGAGAGGGGGTCCACAATTTTTCGAGAAGTTTCCGCAGGTCAAACACCTAGGTGCGGACCCCGACAGGGGTCCGCACCCAATGAACCTTCATCAGTCAGCCCGCAGTAACCAGACCGGCCGCACTGCACCGCTTGACTCCGCACTCAACCCGCCCGGGGTCGACCACCGATAGGGCGCCGAGCACTTCGTGTGCCACTTCCCCATCGAGATGGACATTCGGCACGCCCCCAGATTCCTCCAACCGGGCCAGCACACGCTCCAGCTCGATTCCCACCCCGATCCTCCCCGTGTTCCAGCACCCCACTAGCAAGAGGGCGCCGCTTAGATCCCCACACAGACGAGTTCGAGGCACACATGGGCGGCCTGGGGGTGCCGGTCACAATCTCGCAGCCTGGAAGGCGATGAGGGATGACGACCACATGTAAGTGCTTGATCTACGTCTGCCGTGATCCTGCTTGCAGGTACTCCTAATGTCAACCAACCTAGACATTAGACTGCCTTGCGAGTCACCGTCGCCGCGAAGCACATCGAAAATGCGCCAATTCTCGACACCGGCCCCGGCCGGCCCTGCCACCCCACCGAGGAGTAGCCAGCACCATGCCGCTTGGCCCGGACACCCCTCTATCCAGCAAGCTCGCCGTATTGCTTGGCAGGAAGCGCGGGGCAGACGGGAAAACCCCAAGCACACGCGTCATCGCTGCCGCCACCGCCGAGACTCCTGGCGGGAAGCCGGCGATGACCCACCAAGTCGTCAACGACCTGCTGAACGGGGTCAAGTCCAATCCGTCGACCTCTCAACTCATGGGCCTCGCACGCGCGCTTGAGTGTCCGGCGGCCTACTTGCTTCCCGGCTACAACGGTTTGACCTCACTATCGGTCTACGAGGAGCACCAAGACGCCCGCGAGGCGCTTCGACTCGTCCATGACCTGGGCGAAGCTGGAGCTGCCGAACTCCTGGAGGCGGCACGTGAGATCCGGCTGCGACACGGCGGCAGCGACCTCACAGTCCCAGAGGTTCCCGATCCGCCACCGCCTGCCGCAGAACCCCCGCGGCCAGGGCGGCGGAGGCGACTCAGCTTCACCGAAGCAGCCGAGCGGGCCGTCTCTGATCTGGAAGGAAATTGAACACATGGACGGCATCGTCTTCGGCTTGTGCGCCCTGGTTTGCATAGCTGGCATCGCGCTCTCCGGCCGGGAAGCCTGGCGACAGCGCGCCCGCAAGGAGTACCGCGTCGCCCGTTTCGCGCGCACAGTGGCCTTTGGTGTCTGCGGTGTGGGCGTCCTCCTCGCCGTGCCCGAGGTCGAAAGCCTCGTCGAGTCCATGACCGGTATGAACAACGCGGCCAAGCTCGGGGCTCACATCTGCGCCGTCCTGTGGTGCGGCAGCCTCCAGCTCATGCTCGTGGACTGGTCGTACAACCAGGACGTCCTCAAGGCCAGTCTCTACGCGCGCATCGCCTTCGGCATGTGCGTCCTTACGGCGATGCTGCCGCTGTTCATCGAGACGACTGGGGACAGCATCGAATTCACGACCGAATACGCCGCAGCTCCGGGCGTCACCGTGTACCTCATGGTCTACCTGGGCTACGTGGCGGTCACCTGCGGCGAGATCGCATTTCTCTGCTCCGGGATGGCCCTGTCCGCCCGCCGGAGCGGCCACAGCTGGACGGCCAGCGGGCTGGCTGTGTCGGCGACGGCAGCATTGCTTGGTGTCGCTTACGCCGCCAGCAAGGGGTCGTACCTGGTGATGCACTACCTGGGCCACCCCTGGCCGCTGCGCTACGAAGAGATCATCTCGCCGCTGCTGGCCGGTCTGGCCGTAATCGCGCTCATCACGGGCCTGACTATGGCCATGGTCGGTCGGCGGGTCGCGGCCCGGAAGTTGGTCGGATCAACCGCTGTCTGACGCACGGGACGGCTTGCGCCAGTGGAGGACGACTCGGCCTGGCTCGACGGTGCGTACGCCGCGGGCACTCGCAGGGAAAACCTCCACCTTCTCCAACAGCAGCCTCGTGATGGCCCTCTTTGATGAATGCGGCGCCGTGTTCCACCACCTGACGAGGTCTTTGGCACTGCCCAGCGAGAAGTTCGCCATCTGCTCTGCGTATCGAATTCGCGAGCGAATGTCCTTCAGGTTTGCGGTGATCGCACCGTCGGCCGTTACGAACGCATCGCTGCTGATCTGGCGCTTGCCATAGAGGGTGGCCGCGTCCGTCCGACGCCCCTCTAGGTCCTTCGCCTCTGTCTCCAGCTTCTTGACCTGCGCTCGCACGGCTGCTTGGGCAGTGCGGATCTGGTCCCGGATGCCGGGCTTGAGGAGTTCTGCCACGACGTACTCACCGACGTAGTTCTCCAACAGCTCGGCATTTATGCGAACCTCGCCGCAACCTCCCCGCCCCTGCTTGTCCTTCGGACGGCAGCGGTAGCCCGGCGTACCCGCGTTCGTACGAGAGCCCTGCATAGCCTTCGTACACTTACCGCACTGGCTGTCGCCGTCCACCAGTAGATAATCGTGCGGCGCGTCTGGATCCGCAGTCTTCCGGCCCTTGTCCCGCTCCTGGAGAGCCTCGAACTCCTCGCGTGTGATGGCGCCAGGGTGGCCGGCGTCGACGAGCTCACCGTTCTCGTCGTAGCGCAGACCGGCGATGGCCGGGTTACGGAAGAGGCGTCCAACAGAGGCGTCCTTCCACTCCCCGCCCAGCGTTCCCCGGTAGCCCTCGCCGTTCGCCCACAAGGCAACGTCCGCGTTCGATTGTCCAGCCAGCGCCCGGCTCACCATTTGCCGAAGCGGATCCACTTCGTCATCACGCAGTCGCTGACGCGACTGGTCGTCGAACCCGTAGAGCCGTGGCATGCGGTCGTCCGTTCTTGTCTCGTGCTCCGTAGCCGCCCGATCCTAGGCCACAGCCCTGTTGCCAGGCTGCGGCCCCTTGAGGAGATCGGGTACGCCAAGGACTACGGAATGATCACTGCGCCGGTGGGGCTACCCCGAGCACTCGCCAAAGCGCAGCTGTAGGGACCTTCACCGTGCTCCCCAGCGTGAGGGTCTGCACGGGAAAAGACCCCGTCTTGATCAAGCCGTAAGCCTTGTGCACACCGATCCCCAGCGCCCGCGCAGCCGTCGTGACGTTCACGGTCGGCGGCAGTGCGAGCAGTTCATCCAGAGTCATCGCGCCGGCCCTGGTGTCCGTAGCCGCTGAAGCGTCCTTCGTTGTCATTCCCGTTGTCGCGTTCTCCCCCGCGCCAACGTGCCATAAGGATACGCCAACACTGGAGTGTTGGGGCAATATGGAGCACCGGTTCGACAAGGACCGTCACAGAAGATCCACAACCGAAGGCCACGAAGGGGATATACGTGTTCAACCCCAGCTACAAGCGGCAGTGTGCGTGCCGGGAGCCCGCGATCGGAGACGACGGCACCCCGATACTCAACGACGACGGCACCCCTAAGCGGCGCCTGGTCGGTGCAAGCTGCCCCAAGCTCAAGCAGAAGGGCCACGGCCGCTGGTACTTCTACTTCGAGCTCGAAGCAGGTGAGGGCGGAAGTCGGCAGCGCGTACGGCGAGGCGGCTTCCTGACGAAGGAGGCGGCGCAGACCAAGGCTGCCGAGGTCTACCGGGACGCCGTCAACGGCGCGGACGTGCTCAGCAACGCCACCGTCAAGGAGGACCTGGACGCCTGGCTCAAAAGGAAGCGGAGCCTGGCGCGCACGACCTTCCACGGGTACGAGGAGCACGTCCGGCTCTACCTCGAACCCCACCTTGGGCACGTCAAGCGGCGGGACCTCAAGCTGCGGCACGTCGAGGCGATGTATGACGCGATCGAGCGGGAGAACGCCGAGCGGCTGATCCACCACGGCCGGATAGTCGAGTTGGAGGAAGCTCGCGACGCCGCCTACACGGCATGGGTCCGCGCCGCCGGAAACAAGGAGGAGCGTCGCACCACGCGCCGCGCCTACCTCGATGCAAACGCCGCGCTCCGCGAAGGCCGCAAGGGCAAGCGGAAGATCACCAGCGCCGCCACGATGCATCGCATCAACGCCACCCTCAGCTCGTTCCTGGGCAGCGGTATCAAGCGTGGCGACTACATGACCAACTGGGCTGCGATGGTCGAGCTGCCGCCGATCAAGCGCCCCAAGGCGCTGGTCTGGACCCTGGAGCGGGTCGCGGAGTGGAAGCGCACAGGCGTCAAACCCAGTCCCGTCATGGTCTGGACCCCTGAGCAGACCGGCGAGTTCCTGGACTTCATCGCCGACGACAGACTGTGCGGCATGTGGCACGGCTTCATCTTCCGAGGCCCCCGCCGCGGTGAGATGTGCGCGCTGCCGTGGAGCGAGGTCAGCCTGAACAGCTCCTGGTTCCGCATCTCCGCCCAGATCGTCGAGATCGCCTACAGGATGTACGACGAGGCCCCGAAGCAGGACAGCGTACGCACCGTCACGCTCGACGCTCTGACACGCGCTCTGTGGGCCGCATGGCGAGAGACCCAGAAACGGGAGCGTCAGCAGTGGTCCGGGGAGAAGGCGTGGGTTGAGAGCAACCGGGTCTGGACCCACGAGAACGGCGAGCCGCTCCATCCCGACTGGATCAGCCGGCGGTTCAATCGGCTGGTCGAACTGTCTGGGCTTCCTCCGATCCGCCTGCACGACACCCGGCATCTGTCGGCAACGCTGGCGCTGCTCGGCAAGGCGGACATCAAGGTGGTCCAAGAACGGCTGGGGCACAGCTCCCGCCAGATCACCTCGGACACCTACACGAGCGTCCTGCCTCAGCTACTGACCGCCGAGGCGGAATCCACGAGCGCGGTCGTACCCCGTTCGAAGAAGGCCGGTCCCCAGCGAGACAAGGCGACGCGACCGGACGAGCAGGATGAGGCACCCGAGACGGGCGCGGACGATGACGGCGATGAGCCGGACGAGGGACTTTGTCCCGCCGCGTGA